TTATCTAATCGATGAGCTTGTCTAATCGATGAGCTTGTCTAATCGATGAGCTTGTCTAATCGATGAGCTTGTCTAATCGATGAGCTTGTCTAACTATTTCTATTTACTTGTCACTAAATAAACACCCAAAATCGAAAGTAGTATTCCGATAATTTGTTTCCAAGTGTATTTTTCTCTGAAAACAAATATGCTTACCAATCCAAGAGCAACTACCGAGGCAATTTTTAAGAATAATGAATTTATTAATGGAGTATTGTAATTTTTATCGAGTTCAAAGACGAATAAAGAACTGACCACCGCTAAACCTGCCAATGAAAACAAACATGCTATTTGAGTGAAAGATAATTTTTTATAATTATTCAAGGTGTCAATAATCGATTTATCAAAAAAACATTTATATAAAAATATGATAAAAACGATCACACCGATAAAAAGCGTATTTATGATGAGTAGATCATGACCGGATAAAGTGTTTAATATATGTTTCCTAAAATATGGATTGATCGATTTCAACAAAGTTAATCCAAGAATATAATGATACATAATATAATAACATTGATTATTATATTATTTTCTTTGGTTCTTCTTTGGTCTATTTTTTTTTGTTTTATGTTTCTTTGATCCATTTTTTTTTGTTTTACGTTTCTTTGATTTTCTCCTTTTTTTATTCAATTTTCCGCCCCTTGAAAGGACATTTCGAAGATCACGGTAGAGCTCTTGAACTTCTGATTCCGAAAATTTGAGCGGCATCATTTTTTCATTAAATTCTAAAAAATTTCCCGAAGTTACCAATCCGCGAAGATAAGTAGCAGACATAGAACCTTCTGGTCTGGAAATAAACTGAAATTCGATGAGAATATTAGAAGAAGATGATATATAATTTGAAATCCAATTGAAATCGGTTGCGCGATCTTCTCCCACGACAAGTATTATTTTTTGAGGGTTTAAATAATGAGAAAGTATTTCATTTATTGATTTCAAAATCGGATTTTTACCCATCGATTCTGGAGTTGGGTCGTCCATACAAACAATTTCTACCCACATAGATTCAAAATTGTGACCCCTTGCTTCCAATGCTTGATATAATAACATTCGCTTATGCTCACAGTCAAGTGGGTTTTTTTCATTATCCACTGTTGCAGAAAGAACAATATTAACACGAGTCAAATTTTTCTCTCTGGCATCATGAATGAGCTTGTCTATTAATGCCAGATGACCTTCGTGTGGAGAATTCATTCTTCCAATTGTTAATAATACCGTTGCGTCGGGACATTTTGACATTTGTAATAACCAAATAAAATATTATATTGTTAAAAATGTTATTCAAACCGTTCTTACTTTGCTATATTTTGGAAAAAACCCAATAAGATATTTGAACATTTTCAAAAAATATACAAAAACCGAAGTAATAAAGAGTGGATAAAAAACAAAAAATAAAATAAGTAAAATTTTAATAATCCAAGTACTTGTGCTTTTAAAAATGACTAGACCAATGAAAATAATGATCAAAAGGATATAAATAATTCGGTACCAATAGTACCAGTTTTCAAGACCATCTATATATTGTTGTTCATAATATGATTTTCTATCATTTGTTATAATGTCGCCTCTGATTTTTTTTAAAATTCTCGCCATTTTATGGTTTTCTTCCGCGTAACTATCAGATAGTTCGTTCATGTAATTATGATTTGTTACTAAACTTTCATATATATCAATATAATTCGTCGTAGTTTTTGCAGTATCATCAAATTTTTCTTGAAGCGACGTAATAACTGTTGTCGCGTCTTTTGTCGCGTTATCTAAAACCATTTGATTGTATTTAGCTTGACCGTCGAGGGCCAAATAATAATCCTTTTTCGCGGCTTTAAGTTGTTCGGGGGCGGTCTTTAAGTTAGTTTGAGCATTTGTATATTTCTGTTCTAAACCAGATAATTTTTTTTGTTCTTGACAGGCGGGACCGCACATGATATCATTATTTGATTGAGAAATTAGTGAATTAACCTGATCAGTTAATGAAAATTTTTCTATATTGGTTGATTTTTGCATAGTATTTCCCATAATACGGTTTTATATTATGCGAGGATAAGATTTTTACAAACCGCCAAACCCACCCTGAACAATTCCTGAGCTTGAATAAGAATTTAACATCGATACATTGGTTTTAGCAGAATTTGCTGTTGTTGCGGCAGAATTTGCTGTTGTTGATGTTGTTGGTTCGACATACGAATTTGGAACACACTTATTCAAATTGGCGTTATAATTTGTTCCTTCATAACAGCAATTCTGTCCTAAACAATCAATCGATGTGCTCGGCGCCGTAGCCCATGGATCAGAAGAATTCAAAGGAGGACTTGAACTTACTGATGGTGCGGTTTTTTTATCGAATCCCCAAGTATATTCGTTATAATTCATATTACTGCGATGAGAAGCATCCAGAATTTTTATACCAATAGTTATGATTGCAAAAAAAAACAAAATAATGACGAAAAAAGAATAAATTCCCGCTGAAATTATTTCTCCTCGAAGCAAAACCGTGAAAAATAAAATTGGAATGCAAAAAAGAATAGATAATTTTAAAATATCAGTATAGTTACTATACTTCTCTCCATAATATGTATTTATTTCAATCATTCGCATATTTTCATTAGTATTTTTTTGCATCTCGTCAAGTTTTTCTTTCGCCGAATTTAATTGTTCTTCAACAATTCCAATGGCAATAGTTTGTTCGGCTAAAGCGGCATTTGATGATGAAATATTCGCTCCAAAAAAAGAGTACATACTATTCAAATTATTATATAAATTTATTCTCATTTGAGAGACTTCATTAATTTTTGTAATAATGGTATTTTTTTGTTCGGGCGTAAGATGATTATTATTTAATTGATCGAATAGATCCTGTTCAATAGTCTGCAATCCCTGAATATCGGTTAAGGTTTGTTCTTTTTTCTCTTGCATGTCTGTCATAATTTATAGTAATATTATAATATAAATTATCTTTTTTCTATTGTCTGTTTATGGTATGTAAAGTAATAACCACGATCGTCACTGCTAAAACTCCCCAGAATATATAGTGGTAGCTATCATAATCAATTAATGAAGAGCTATCCATCAACATAGAATGCATATTATTTTTTTTATATACATTAAATTGACTTCTAATACTTTCATACAGTTTCACATTTTTTATCATAGTAGCTTCATCTATATTTAGTTTCTCATTAATATTTTGATTCGTTTTTTTTAAATTCGAAATGATGGAAAGCATTTGATCAGCAATATCTGCTAGTTGTCCTTTTAAAGAATTTACTTTCTCTTCAGATTCGCGAATGGCCGCCTCGAATCCACATTTTGTCGATGGTGTCATAATCGAACCACTATTTTTCAACTTTCCCCACATAACACTATCGATAGCTTCTATTTCTTTTGGACACGATTGATCTGATGTCGGCAATATATTTTTATCCGACGATAAAGTTATCATATTTGGCGGATATTCGGTAACAACGGAATCATTAACAACATACCCTAGTTTTCCAACAAATGCAGGATTCGAGCCTTGATTATTTACTTCATATAACGCATTTACATCAGATGTACTATATAGATATCCATCGTTGAATTTAATTATTGGTTCGGCGGGCCCTCCTTTTGTTGCATTCTCATAAGAGTTGGTAACCAGACAACGTGACGTATCCTTCTCTCCACCGTGTAATCCGAAATAAAGATAACCGTTGTTTCTTGCATATTCTTGACAAGTTTCCACTGAATAATTTGACCCGTTCATTATCATGGAAGAAATCGGCAAATTTGTATATTTCCAATTACTATTTGTATTGAACGATACATTTCCATTAATAGTAACTGTCGCAATTAAGCCGGCCGGTCCAGAATTATTTATGGCGGAACACGCCAAAAAATTCATTCCTGGTTGCATTTCAACGTTAAACGATATTAATTGCCCACCCGATACTTCTGCCACTTTTTTTGAATTAAAATACCATATACCAGAATCATCATTCATAGCATATACCACCGCATTTATATAATTTGGACCATCAAACATATATTTATAAATAAATGTTACGGGTGAAGTTGTATTAACCGGAGCATCAGTCTGTGCATCAGGAGAATACCAAATCCACTCCGCGGTTGGATCAGGAAATCCATTATTGTTTCCCCAGGGACTAATACCAATTTTCCCCAATGAATAGACGGACGAATATTTATTAATATCTATACCGGAATTTTCCATCTCTGAAATAAAACAACCATTATACATAGAATTACTGGTCGTGTATAGGGCAGTCCCGTTAGAAGAAAATGAACCGTATTTTTTTCCGTCACTTCCTACAACACACTTGTCTTTAAAAGCACCGTTCTCGCGCGCAGAATCGAGATTAGACGCCAGACTACATGACGACAATTGAGTATTAGCATTTGCATGATTAAGACCAAAATAAGTATTTCCCGATTTAACGGCTTCTTGCATGCAACTATCATAATTATATTTTGCTTCAAGAATATCACCACCAGCATATTTCATCGACGGAGAACTTAAAAACGCGCCAATATAATTTGCGGTTGGATTGTTGATTACTGAATTAACATAAACATTTTTTCCAGTTTTTTCATTTATGTTACTTTCTACGTTAGACATGAGATTTTTTTGCATAGAATTATATTGGGACAATAGATCGTTAAATCTACTTTGTAATTGAGTATATTTTAATAGCTGTTCTTTATTATCGTTGAACGGCTTTTGCTGTATAACGTTGCTATTTTGCATACCCTCTCTACGTCTTTGACATAAATTTTCGATAATGTTTTTTTTTGATTTTTTTTCTAAACCTCCGTATTGTGATCCATCTAGTATTTTTTTTTGAAGTTCTTTATATATTTTTCCTTGTTTTAAAGTTACAAAATTATTTTGATTTGAAGTCATTAAAATATACAAAGACAATAAATAATAATATTTACGGAAGTGGTAAAATTCCTATAAACCCGAGAGACAAATATGCCAATATGGTGCAAAAAATCATAAATCCGCTTGGTAGATATAAAAATAATACGGAGACGAATAAAAACGACGAAACAAATAACCAAAAGAAAAATCGTAAAGGATTGATTGCGCTTCCTGGAAATAAAACAAATTTCATAGTTATCAAAAACATGATGCAAAATAAAATGATCCAAAATATATATTGTGCATATTGGTGTGTCAAACTTTTTTCAGAAAAACTGTTTTCTATTGACACGGTTTGTTGTTCATTTTTAAGGTTCTCTATTTTATTCTTTTCGACAAGAAGCGACTCGTATATAGTGAGCGCCTCTTCTAATTTTTTTTTATTTTCAGAACCAATTGAATCAATATTTGGCTGAATTGCATTTAACTGATCTATTATTTTTTGATTTAGTACTATTAATTTTGAATTTAAATACTCGATTGTTAAAATACTTTTTTCAAGATCTCTGTTTTTTACATACAAATCTACACCATTTACCGGTTTCGTGGGTGACATTTCTGAACTTTTTGCATAACATATATTTTGAGAATCATAAGAAAATCCAAAACATTTTGAAGTTATATCGCAGTTTGCTTCACAAATTTCAGGAGAAAGATTTTGACCTTGTACTAAATTATTACCGGGAAAATCTGTATTTTTAATTATAGAATATTTTGGCTTCTGTGATTGTAACACCGAAATATAGTTTAGATAAGCCTGTTTATATTGACGCAAGGTTTCATCAAAGTCGCCTTCTAAATTATATAGTTTCATTAAAGAAGAATTTGTTGAGCTGATCAAATCAGTCATTAATATATATTTTGCATATATTATAATATTTGTTAGTTATTATTTTCTATAGATGTAAAATCCAATTGCGAATACGAATCCACATAGCACGATTGATTCGAGAAAATAATTATCATTTGGGCACACTTTTTCTTTGTCATCTTTTATTTTCAATCGGGTGTCGTGTTTTATAATTTTATCACACCAAAGAAGAGTATTCTTTTTAATTTCTTCGCTGATTTTCATATTTTTTTTGAGAGAAAAAAGATTAAACCCTAAAAAATTTTTAGAAGTTTCTCCTCTTCTTTTAGTGTCGCTCAATTTAAATCTGTTTATTATGCTAAACATATTATTATTAGTATATTAAAATTCTTTTGGTTTATCTTATTTTTCGGTCATTTCATTTTTCAGTCATTCATTTTTCAGTCATTTCATTTTTCGGTCATTTCATTTTTCGGTCATTTTGTATATAAAATAAAGTAATATCACGTCTCCTATAAAAAGACTTATATTTTTTATTCGTTGATAATCATACATTTCTTGGGTCTCTAGTATTAATTCTTCTGATCCAAGCTCTTTTCCTTGTTTTTCGTCCAATTTTTTATGAAGAACGTCATTTGAATCTTTTTCTTTTTCGAGTTTTTTATCTAATACAGATATTTGCTGGTTTAACATGTTAATCGATCTTTGAACCGTGGTTTTTAACGTAAAAAGAGAAGTATTAATAGCATTTATTTGTCCTTTTTCCTGTCCATAGATTTGAGAATATTCCGCCGAGTCGGGGTTGGTATGATGAATAATATATGTATTGTGAAACGTTTCAACCGCAGAAGAAAAAGATTTTTTCAATGCATCTAACTGATCTTTATAGTTACTCATTATATCTATGTGATAAAATATTTTTATTTTATTAAACACAAATACGATAATAATTACCTTGAATAGAAGTTTTACTTGGTCTAATAATCTCGCAGACCTGTCCCGGTCGAATCCCAATGATTTGAGCTACTGGATCAAATCTTGAGATTTCAGGAAACTGTGTATCATCCATAATATTATATCGTTCTTTGATATTCAAACATTCATCCTGGGTTAAAACACGATGACTTGGCACTAATATATGCTCTAAAATATTATATTGAAGACGCTTAATATTCTGAATAACAATCAGTATTCCGTCTTGTTCCCAAATATGCTTCAATAAATTAATCAACGTTTCATTCATTTCCTCTTTAACAATAATCATCAGAGTATCCTCTTTCGTTAAAACCTCTTCCAAATTAAAAAGGTCATCAATTATCTCCTGTACATTTTGGGGACGCAATGTTTTAGCTAAATAATATGTAATATAAATTTTTTTCTTTCTCTTTTCACCAGAGTCTGTTTCCTTCTTTTCTAAAAGAATATCTAGCTGCTTGTTTTGAAACATAGAATTTACATCATTTATGCTAAAATTTTCGTAGTCTTCTGTGTTGTAGCCTTGTTTTTTCATAAGGTCTAATACGGTTTTTCTAGACTTAAACACCGAAGAAATATTGCTGCTTGAGTTTTGTGTCGCCATGATCTTTGTATTATATATATATCCTATCGTTTAATTCAATTTTTAATTATTTTCTTTTCTTTTTATGAGAAAAACACCTTTTTTGTTTCTCCTGAGCCGCCTTTATTTGCTTCTTCCTCGTTTTTATCTTTTTCTTCTTCTTTTTCTTCTTCTTTTTCTTTTTCTTCTTCTTTTTCTTTTTCTGTCTCGATTTCTAAAATAGACGTTTCAGCTTCCAATTTTGCCGATTCTAATGCTTCGTTGGCCAATTTTTGGCGCCTTTCTTCCACCATCTTCGGAATCATTTTCTGGAAAAGTTCCTTATCCCTATCTGTTAGTCCTTCATATTGTTCTCTCAATACCGGATTTTTAATTTTTATCAATGGGTTTTGAATCTCTTCTTTTACAATAAACGGGCCAACAGTTTCTTCTTTACTAAATGGTTGATAACCTGCCGATCCTTGACTTTCGGACGATTCTGGGACATATGCCGGAGATCCAGTAGCGTATTCAGGAAAGTCTTCCGGACCAAACGATGGACTACTTGGAGAATCCTCGTATTTTTTCGCAAAATCCGGATATTCCGGTTTTTCTTTGGGTACATAAGGCTGTCTTGTTGAACCTTTATATTGCAATTCACTAGCGAGAGAAGATACCAAATCGGCTATTTTTGGATTATCATTCTTCAACAATTTATTAATATTGTTTGAATATGACATGCTCATAAGTTGATCTATATTATCCTCGGTGATAATGCGCATCTGAATATTCATTACTTGTAGTTCATGAATCAACAATTTTAAAGAATAAGGAATTTTTACAATACTAAATGATCTTCCAAAACGACTTACGTTTTCTACATTCATTTTCCCATCAAGTGTCGTGGTAAATTGCAAAGGTCCATCTACAAAAGGAGATAAAAATATATTCAACGCATTATTATACACGGCGATTGTACCCGTTTTATTACAAACCGCCATATAATACTCGTCTCCTCTTTTCAAAAATGACTCGTTTAAAAATGCAGATGCGCCATGTGCTAAAATACCATCACGTTCCATTTCACCGATTCTTAGACCACCGTCGTTTGCCCGACCTTGAACAGTTTGTCTCGTTAATACCGTTCTTGGTCCTAAGGCGCGATAATTTATCTTATCTTTAACCATGTGTTTCAATCGCATGTAATAAGTCGGACCAATAAAAATTTCAGAATATAATTGTTGCCCAGACATGCCGTTGTACAAAATCTGATTTCCGGAAGAATGATATCCCTGTTCCTGCAACATTTTTCCATAAACATCGGTATTTGGCCCTTTTGTTTGAAAAGCAGTACAATCTCCAAATGCTCCATAGATGGCACACGCTTTTCCAAAAAGAGCCTCAATAAGTTGTCCGATCGTCATTCGAGAAGGCAGTGCATGCGGATTAATGATGAGATCTGGGCGAACCCCGTCTGATGTAAATGGCATATCTTCTTCAGGAATGATTAAACCAATTGTTCCCTTTTGACCCGCCCTAGATGCCATTTTATCTCCAATCGCGGGGATTCTCTCTTCTCTAACGCGAATTTTAGCAATTCGGAATCCTTCTTCACCTTCGGTGATGAATGCCTTATCTACAAATCCTAATTGTCCCTTTTTTGGAAAAACGGAGGCATCTACGGAAACTTCTGAATCCACCGAATTTGATGTTACTTTTCCAATAAGAACCATTTTATCATCAAGTGGAGTGTTTTCACGAATCATTCCATATTTATCTAGATGGCTGTAATCATATCCGGGTTTAATTCCAATAATATTGCCGCGCGCAGCAACATCCGTAAAAACTGAGTTATTCATCGATCCTTGTACTTTTGTACTTTCTTCTCTCGCCTCATACATTGAATAATAGGTTGTAAGAAATAACCCTCTATTTACTGATCCTTGATTGATCAAAATCGCGTCTTCCACATTGTAACCAGTGTAGGTCATAATCGCCACAATAGCATTTACACCATACGGTTGTTCTTCTTTATTAATATAATCCAAGTAGCGCGATTTTAAAAGGGGAATCTGCCCATAGTTTAATATGACTCCCATTTTATCTATGCGGGATTGGTAATTTGTATGATATACACTTACGGCCTGTTTGCTTTGCCCACACGAAAAAGAATTTCTAGCAAGTGGATTGTTTTCCGGGTAAATAATTTGGTTTCCCATAATACCAAATAAAAATGATGCGTCAATTTCTAAACTGGTATAGTATTTGCTCTTTACCAGATCTTCCAATTTTGACGCGATCAGCAGCCCCTCTTCTTCCGCCACATCTAAATAATCTACCAGAGAACCATTCTCTTTCAAAACTTTTTCAATTTTTTCAAAGTCTCCTGAGTTAAACTCTGAATATAATTCTTCAACGTCGTATATCATTGAATCTTTTATAGAAAATCCCTCCTGTTTTTCTTTGAAACCACAAACTATTTGTTGCCAGGTAAATTTACCAGAATTTATCTTTTCTAAGATTTCTTTTCTTTGAAAACTAGGTTTTCCCTCTTCTATATAATAAATTGGACGTATCATTCTTCCAGAGTCTGTGAATATCTGTATCTCGTTTTCCTGAAATAAGAAAGAAATACTCGTCTGAAATGGAATTAACCCGTTTCGACGAAATAATTTTAATAATTTTACGGTTTCTAGTGGATTATTAATAACCCCGATCCAAACACCATTTACCCACATTTTTGTATTCATGCTTAAATAATGTGAATCGCACTCTTGTAAAAGTTTAATCGACGTTTTTGCGCGCAACCATCTAACTAGTTGCGCAGAAGAAAATCCGCTTGTAATTTGTGCGCTTATTGCCATATGTTTATGTAATCCGATATTACCACCGTCCGGCGTATCCACGGGATCAATATAACCCCATTGCGATGGATGTAACAAACGAGGACCAACTACTTTCGCACTTGCGTCAAGCGGCAGATTTATCTTCCTCAGTTGTGATATGAATGTATTCCACGACAAGCGATTCAAATCTTGAACAACGCCAACCCGCTTGGTACGCTCTTCTGAGCCCCAGTTACCTTTAAATGCTTTTTTGAAACCAGACTCGACGATTCTCTCTTTGAAAAATTCTCCATAGTTATCTTCAATTAATGACTTGAATGCCTCAAAATTTTTCTGGTATTTTCCTTTGTGAAAATAATGGTCTTTGTCTATTTTCTGACCAATATTTTTTTTTTGAATCAGATAATATTCTCGAAACAAATCATAAATAAGGGACCCCGATAATTCAACCCGTTTAAAGCGAAAATTATCTCGATCTGTTGGTTTTTCTTCTTTTGTAAAAACGCGCAATAATTTATTTGTCATGTATCCCACATAATACGCCTTTTCCAAAAAATTATCTTCCCCAATATGAGGCAAAAAATAATTCATTAAGATATCTAGTACTCCTGTAATGGTTCTTCGTTTCGTAAAAGTGGCAATAAATTTCAATGCAACTTTTTGTGAAAATATTTTACTTGCATCGTGAATTGATGGTATAAATAGGTCTATATAACTTTCATTTTTATCCAAATCTAAGAGACAATATTCAATAATTTTTCTATCTGAAACAACGCCGAGCGCTCTCATCAAAATAAAAAGTGGAATTGGTTCTTTTACGTTAGGTACAGAAACGACAATCTGATTATTTGAAAGACTCGGCGCAGGCGCAACCATTTTTACAGCGGTTGTTCTTATCGGTTTTGAAGCATCCTCACTTACCGATCGAACCTCCGCTGAAAAACTATACGTGTTATCATTTTTATTTTCACGGATGTAAAGCATATTATTTGCAAATTTTTCTTGGCTTACAATTGATTTCTCTTTTCCATCAATAATAAAATATCCTCCGTAATCATTCCGGCATTCTCCCATATTAAACCGGACTTCTGGTGAAAGATTTCTTAAAATACACAAATTTGACTGCAACATAATGGGAAATCTGCCAAGATATATATTTTCTAAGACGGTGGAGTCCGTTTTTTTCTCTCCCGTTTCTTCATCAAAAAAAATAAAATCTACATCTACGTCATAGTGAATGGTTATACCATATGTCATATTTCTTAAGCGAGCATCATTTGGGTACATATAATGCACGTAATTTCCTTCGTCATAAATAATTGGCTTTCCGAAATAGATCTTGCTTCCATCCTTTCCACCTAAATATAAAAGACATTCATTGGAGGTTTCTTTTTCGTCTTTTCTCTCAATGAATCGAACCGGGTTGTTCTCTCGAAAAATTTGGTTAATTCCTTGTGTAAAAAAATCACTATAAGAATCAAGGTGATGAGATACTAAATTATATGGATTGTCCTGAAAATATTTATCAATAAGCTTCCAAGAGATGTCTTCCATTATAATAAATTTATATAATAATAATGCGTATTTTCTTTTTATATGAGAAATACTTTTATAACAGTTAGATTCGTTTGTAGTTTTTCATCGATATTTCTTTCTCTTCTATGGAATCAATTTTGCGAATATAATACCTCATTTCGCTTCTCCCTTTGTTAAATACAATTGTATATGAAAATCTATATCTTTCTCTTAGCAATTTTGTTGAATCTAAATAAGAAATATAGATATTATTGAATTCTATAAACTTTGAATTCCCTATCAGTGGAATTTTCTCTAGTATGGCGTATCTTTTATCCGTTTTAGGAATTTTATTAATTTGATAAATACATCCACGACGAATTACAAATCGTCTATCATAGGATAGGCACTGTTTTACTAGATCCATCGGTAAATTTTCGAAAAGATCCATTTATCAAAGATTTCTAGTGATGAAGATTTGATGAGCTTTTAGAAAATCAATTTTTATTTGTTATATATATGAAAAACTTATTTATTATGTTTTCGTTGTTTATACTCCTTTCTTTGGTGTGTTTCTTTGGACCGATTCGAATGATCGAAGGTCATGGTGGAATGAGAGGAATGGGTCATATGGGTGGAATGGGTCATTTAGGGAGAGGAAGCAGATTTGTCTATGGAAGAGGAATTTCATATCTTGATTCAAGACCATCCTATTATATTTCCGACGACGAGGAATATTATCCGGGATACTTATATCCTCCCTATTTTTAATCGCATATTGAGGGTGACACTTTTTCTTCATTATCTGTTTATTTTACACTGTTGTGATTACCTATAAAACCTGGATCTATATCATCGAAACCATTCTATTTTTATCATTGGATTTTCTGCGTAAAGTATTATTTTTCGGTTTCCGTTTATTATCAATCGTAAATTCAGTCCATGGTTGGCTAGGACGATCATGTAAATACGGCGCATATTGATCCCATTGTCGGTGTTTTTTAAAAAACTCCTTTGCAATAAATGGCGTTCCGCACGAAGAACCCCATCTCCCAAAAAAAGACATATTTTTTGCATTTGTTGAATCTGTTACAAACCCGTCCATAGCACCTCTCGGTTGATACGGCAATGGACGATCCGATTGCGACATATACTCACGTCCATCCAAATCATAATGAGAGCATACGGTTCGTGAACACTTATTTATTTTTGAAAGATATACGTCATAATGATCAGCTATTAATTCTTTTGCTAAATTCACCGTTAATTTTCCCTTGTGTTCTTCCATTAGATCAGTTAAACGTACTTTTCTCGCTCCTTGATGTCTTCGCACATCATTGAATCCAGAGTTGGCACATTCCAAATTACGTATTTTTGGATCATATGTTGAATTAAATCCGACAAAATAGCCGTCTTTTGTTCTTTCTACATTGTGATATTTCAAGCCAAGTTCTAACCGTAAAATCTCATTTGTATTAATATCACCAAATAACCAAGAGTTGGCATAATCTCCCGAATTTCCATCTAAGAGAATTTTTACATAATCATCCAAAGTATCTCCATATTGCATAGCGTTTCGAATTCTACAAGCAATTGGTAAATTATTTTCATAAGGAAGAAAACCGCCAATTGTTGTCTCTGTTCCGATAATACCTGCGCCAGTAATGAAAAAATCAGTTCCACTCCATATCCATCCAGCACAAGTCTGCATTAAAATGCGGTGTCCTTTTTCTGGAGTAGTATCGAGAACATAATTCATGTACTGTCCATCAAGAAAGTTGGAGAAACTATTGTGGGCAACAATAATTTTTCCATCCTTTGTCCAGCTCCCGGTCGCGATAAAAGCACTGCATCTATCCTGTGAGCCGCCTTCGGACTTTTTAATTCCAGCTTTACCGTCATTATAAGTGCTATACCACGAGTCTAAAAGTGTAAAATAATTATTCCATGCAAGAACTTCATCGACGTCCGTTTTACCACCCGCCTTATTTATCCCTTCAGCTAGCCCCTCCATTTCTTGATAAAATTCTGGATACACCGATTGAATCGTTGGTTTCAGATATTTTCTCCCGGCATCAATGAAAAAATCCCAAGAACGACCATATTCTTCTTCACAAACAAAATGCAACATCTCTTGAACATCTTTGAAATCATTTGCACAAAACTCTCCAAAAGCTCGACCTCTTTCTTTTGGAGAGCCTTTCACCGAAACATAATTAAATCCATTTTCTCGGTAGCATTCACCATTTTTTGTGACTTGTTTTATAATATTTTTTCGAGTTTTTTTACTTTTTATATTCATAACAATTTGTTACTATATAAATATATTTAATTTTTTTTGTGGCGACTAATATAATACTTTATCGACGAACATAGTCCCGATTAATACAAAAAACATGATAAACGGTACTAAGAAAAGGAACCACGAAATGTTCGTAAAACCTATTTTGCAAAGATAATTAAGAACCCATGTCCAGAATGCGATATAAATTAGTTTTAATAAAAATATGAACAGTGTATTCGGTACAATGGTGCTAAAAGATCCGATTGTATATTTATTTGTATTCCCTAAATTTTGAATTACTAGAATCACCAGCCCAATCATAGAAATGACAAAATATAAATAAGCTGGGGTGCATAAGTTATCTACTCTCATCGTATTATACATTTATATGAGATTATTTAATTGGCATTTCCAGCCGCCATTTGAAGACCGGTCGATCCCGCACCTCCTCTAGATGCGGCCTTCATATTTCCAATAACTCCTTCCAAATAATGAGGATTTACCATAAAAATTAATATAATGGCAAAAACAAGAATAAATGGAATAAGAACAAGGAACCACGCAATTCCTGAGTGACCGGAACCACAAATCAAATTCAATATCCAAGTCCAAAAAAGAATATAAATAAGCTTAACAAAGAATACAAACATTGTGCTGCTAACGCGGCAGGATGTGGGGCCGATGGCATAAATATTGCGGTTTCCCATGTTTTGAAACCCAACAATGATAAGACCAATAATAGAAATAACAAAGTAAAACAACGCGGGACTACATAAATCCTTCATTTTGCTGGGAAAAGGCGCCATTATGTATTATTCACAGAAAAAAACATAATGCTAAATAAAGTTTAATATCTTTTTTGGAATTGATCGGCGGTCGGCATAGGGTTTATTGGCATAGACGCGGCACCAACTAAATTACTATATGCACTATTTATTCCATAAAATCCCATATTTACTAAATCAAGAAGACCGCCGCCCTTTTTTGATTTTGCGCCCTTTTTTGATTTACCTCCCATTTGAAGAGGAAATACTTGTCCTGCTCGTTCTTGAATAGCGGTTCTATCTGTTAAATCCACTAAATGTTGATTTTTAGTAAGCCAATTTCCGGTGGCTGATCCAGCGACACCAGGCCACGTTTGAATTTGCCCAGGCAAAGATGGAGCATTTACAAAAGGAGAAGGTGATAAAGACATACTGCCTCCTCTAAAATTTGTTGTTTTTTTGTTTGCACAGCCACGCATTTTCCATATTTTTTGTGTTCTTTTCCTATTATTCTTTTGTCTTCTTCTTCTTGCTTTTGTTTTTACCATTTTATAAAAAATATATATAATATGAAAAGAAATTATTATTTATTCTATATCCACATGCGAAATAATATGTCTTCTACAACACATTTTTTTTAAACCAAGTTCATCCATGACTTCACCTTCCGGGGTCTTTTCTATAAACTGCATGGTGAGATATTGAACCTTGTGAATGTCCATATCACGGGCCAATTTTTTCTTTCTTACTTCCTCTACATAATAGCGATACTTGTCGGCAATCACCATACCGCATGTAAAACACTTGACTGGAATGATCATTTCCTTATAGAGTATTAACAGAATTATTTATGTTATTATACGATCAATTTTAATAACATATCATATAAATGAGAATCGGCTTGACTGGATCTTTTTTACGAAGCTGCACAGATTTACACACTTCATGGGATGATAACAACAATTATTTTATTAGTTGTAAATTACAAGATTTATATAATAATTTTAAAGACGGTTTTATAAAATATGACGGGACGTATTTAGTAAATAATAACGGAGATTTCGAAGAAAAGAGTCAGAATATTACAAAAAATAGAAGAATACCAAAAAATATATTTAGAACATTCAAAAATGATTATAATGAAGAATTTAAAAACTCGTGGATTGAAAATAATCCCGATTATAATTATTTCTTTTTTAACGATGACGACTGTTTAAAGTTGATCCAAGAAAATTTTAACGATGAAGTTTATAAAACATATATTTCATTAACCCCGGGTGCTCCAAGAATAGATTTGTGGCGATGCTGTGTATTATATCTATACGGAGGAGTATATGTAGATATAGATTGCGAATGTATTTCAAATATAGATGAGATAATAAAAGATTATGATTTTGTTGTTCCAGTTGATACGGAAAATACAAAATACGCATTATTCAACGCATTTATGGGATCTTCCCCAAGAAATAATATACTACATCATCTAATAAATAAAATTATATATAATACGAAAAATGAAATTTATATTGAACTACACGAAAACAGAGGTAATGCTTTCATGATATGTGGGCCAGGCGCGCTCGGTGAATCATTTTCAGAGTTATTAAATAATCCTTTTCAAACACTTTACGAAGAAGGTGATATCATAAAAGAAATTCCTTACTATAATAGAATTATCGTAGGAAAACAGGATGTAAATAATTGTCAAATTATATTATCGAAAAATTTTAAAATAAATAACTCTATATTTTATTATTCTTATGGTGAAAATACAAAATCAAATTTGCGCGATATATTTGTTTTCGATCACTCTCAAATTCAAGATAACATTATCACAATAAAAAGAATAGATAAAGATGACGGCTGGGGCCACAATTTAGATATGGCGGTAAATTATCAATCAAGTATTACAAAAACAAACGTTTTTTATTTTGGTGAATATAATTACTTTATAGGTAATTCAGATAAAAATAATTTAATTGTAAAAATTAAACACGACGAGTACAATAAACTCCTATCCAATTCGAGGTATCTAACTATAGATTTTAAATTCAAGATCAAGAATGATTCACCTACAATAATTGTCCCGGAAAACTCCGACTATTTTTCTTACAAGATTGTAAGTTTCGACGAAACCAACTTATACATCGAAATCATTCGATTGGACAATGATGAGGGCTGGGGACAAAATCTTAGCATTGGCATTTATTATTCATCTCTATTGATCGAGACAACTTTGAGCGAAGATGAATTAATTAATAGTAAAATTACTATTTACGATTCTTATGGTTACATAAAAGGAAATGATATTATCGAAGATATAACCTGCAAAATAATATATAAAAATGAAATTATAAATAATCAGTTATTGATAACAATGGAAAACTATAATTCGTTTATTCCAATTTATACGATTATAAATATAATTGCCCCAAATCCGATGCATCATGAAAAACAGCATATTAATTTTCTCTGGCACAATGAATTTCCAGAATTCGTGTCAAGAAATAATAAACAATATATTCTGAGTCAAAAAGATCAAATTAACAAAGAAGCAATTGTTGAGTCATACACAAAAAAATGCGTTTATACAAAATATTCTCAAAATGACGATTTTAATAAAAATAAAAGGGTGTGTTATATTTGTACATTTCCTTATCACTATGAAATGTTTAATTTTTTGCTTCAATACGATAAAACCAATGATATTTTCGCAAATATACATGGAGATAATAAGGGTTTTATTAAATATTTGGAAGAATTTTTCGATATAAAAGTTAAAAATAAAAATGAATTCTACCACGAGAATTATGATATTGTAATTAATCACACAGATGATAATAACATTAATTGTCCAAAAGATAAACTAATAGTGATAGAACACGCATCATTTAAAAGAATAGAGAGCAAGTATTATTTATCGGTGATGCCTTTATCAAGAAATAAAAGATATATAGTAACGCCTGTTTATAATGCAATAAGCATGGAAGAAAAAAAACGTATGCAAAATAACGAAAATATAAACATTATATACTTCAATAATATTACAACCGATTACAAAAATTATGATAATTCTTTACTAATAAAAATATTAACCAGTACTTTGAATAAGTATTCAATAACGATATATTATAGAAATAATGATAATATACAAAATATAATAAAAAGTATAAACTCGAAAAATATACATTATATAAATATTGGTCATCCAAGTACAACGGATTTAGTAAATTATTATAAAATATGCCAGTATTCAATTATAGGAGATGAACATTTTAGATTCTCTGGAAATATCGGATGGAGTCTTAGTTTTGGATGTAAGTTATTATCTTCAAGATTAAGAAAAGAATCACTCAATTGTAATTATATTACTTGCTACGATGACATAGAAGAACTAACCCCGCAAATAGATTATGATTCTATATTTAACAATTTAAATAACATAATAAATAAAAATAATAAACTTTTAACAAATTTCATAAATTCAAATAGAAGAAGTTTATTCGTTTCTTAAAAATTCTGGTAATATCAATCCATCTTTTCTATCAATGCAGTCAAAAGTTGTTCTATATTTTCTCTACCGTATTTGAAACACATGCTCTGAATATCTGCTGTCGAGATTCTATAATCTTTCATTTTTTCGAATTTATCTTCAAATAGACGCATATTTTCAATTTGACAATATGTTTCAATCATTTCTTTTATTATTTTTACGGATGCTAATTTCATATTTAAGAGATAATCTACTCGACCCGAGCGATAAAACGCAGGATCAAGTTGCTCCAAATGATTTGTGGTAAAAATAATCATCGCGTCTTGTAATTCGGCGATTCCGTCTAATGTATTCAATACGCACTCCAAGTTTAATTCGTCGTCTGATTTTTTAGTAATATAACTTAGTATTGACATAATACTCGTTTTTGATTTATTTTTGGTTTCTTCTTCTTCAGAAGAATTCATTGCTTTTAATATTTTCGACGTTTCTTGTTTTCTCTGCTTTAAAATTTCGCTTTTATTTGCGTCAAAATCTTCAAAGATGAATACATAATTTTTTAGTTCAAACGGAACATCGTTTATTTTTGGAGAGCGAAACAAATTACAAAACTCATTGCACGATTTTAATCTCGCCCATGGAACAATAATTCCATCTCTTCCGGTGCGATTCAATATTCCTTTTATAACACACGATTTTCCGCATCCTGGCGGGCCTGACAATAAAATACACGCTTTTTTAGTTACACCAGAAATAGTGTATATATCTTTTTCTTTATTGTCTGTCTCGCAAAATCGATCAATAAATTTTATAAATTCTGGTTTCCCCTCAAAAAATATATTTTCATCAAATGTTTTGTTACTGTTGAAGGGAAATTCACGGTACTCCATAGTAGTCTCTCTATTTCTACTGTCTTCGTCTCGATAGCTTCTTATAAACTCGTAAAGTCGATGGCACGTTTTTCTTTGCGTTTCTTTTTTATAATACACCAATATTTCTTTCATAAATGTTTGTAAAACTTTAAAATTATTTTTACCTGGAGTGCTAATAATAAATTTATAGAGAGGGGTCGATTCTTCCGGGGAATCGTTTTTATCTTTTGAATTTTCAGAATATGTATTTTTTTTTATAACTTCGATATAAATATCATGTTTATTTTTATATTTTTCACATATTTTTGTTCGATAATTACAATCAGGGATTAACATGTACTCACGACCATTTTCATATTCATAACTTTCCGTGTAATTTACTTTCATTATCTCCACAAACTTTGACATTTCGATTCCATTCAAGTTTTCCAAATAATAAAGTAGAGCTTGATAGTAATCACTATAAAATTGTTTTTTTAATTTTCCGTGTATATGTGTATATACTTTTTGATGGGTTGTTAATTCCATCGACGATTCGTCGTGATCAAACCATTGTGAAGTTGCGGTTCCGATGGTTTTTATAATGGTTGTTCTATAACAAAGCTCCTTTGCAAAAAAAAACATAAAAATACCCGAAAGTAAATATATATTCAAATCAAATTTTGTCAATACTTCATTAATTATTTTTGAATAAATAGTCACGCTCGCAATATGCATTATATCCATTAGGAATATTCGTTTATAATATTTAAACCGTTTTGGTTTCAAACAACGTATGATATAAAAATTGATTCGTCTTACTCTGACAATAATCATTTCATATGTAAAATGCAGTCTCAAAATAACATATTTAATAACTTGGATGAGGTTTTTGATGAGAGAACCACGAATGACCTCATTAGAAAAGCTATTAAAAAGTTGCGGGAAATTGATATACTAAAAACAAAATCGTTTCTTTCTCGCGCGGAAGAGGAGAAAGTCGCGCAAGAAAAGTTTTGGAAAGGGATGCTTCCATATAAGAAAAAGCTCAATTCAAAAAATAGATACGGAATCGGTTGCTCTTATGAGTTTCATTTATCCGAAGCAAAAGAATGCCCGATTTGTTTAAATTTTATAATGACGAATCGCGCGATAAAAACGAATTGCAACCACATTTATTGTAGTAATTGTATTTCAAAAATAATTGAAAAGTCTAGCAAATATACCCCTTCTATTAGATGCTCGTTATGTCGTGGTAAAATAGAAAAATATGATTTTCAGTATGAATCGGATATGATTCAGGTGATGAATCTGTTGGCTTACAAAAAATAACATCGCTTTTACCCTTCTTATTATTTAATAAAATTATATAAGAAGTATTTGGATAGTTGTATTAAATGGAAAATACTGACATATTATCTTCTTATATAAAAGCGGACAATAATAAAGTAATTAATACAAACGCTATTTCATGGATTAAAAAAATGGGCGATTGTTTAGAAGTGTGCAGCAAAAAAACTGGATGTGAATTAGAAAAAGATACACATAAAATTTGTAAATTTCATACCCCGGATAGTTACAATAAATTAAATGTTTTGTTTGACCAATAGATTTTTTCATTTATAGCCGTCGTTTTACACCTTTCTCATCTACTCCTACTTTTTTAGAATTAATATCTCGTCTTCTTGGGTTTTTATTATATTTTCAACAAATGGTAATATGTTGTTTTCTTTTTCAAGTAATTTTTTACTCATATGAACGGCCATTGAATGATGTGGTATCATACCCAATTTATATTGTTTTTCTGTTACTAGAAATTGATTTCTAATGCACCATATATTAAATATTATCAACGATAAACCTACAAAAAAAATACCTGTTTCTTGATAAATTAATCCCATAAACAAAAACATCCATCCCGTCATAAGTAGCGTCATATATGCGTCATTTATACTAAATCTTACATCGTCCAGTTTATCTACCCATACATTCATAGTTGATAGTAGGCCAGACAATACCATTATAAAAAACATAATAACATAGTGATTAGTTTGCGAATGCTTCATTTCATATACAATTATATTATATAATAACGGGCGTTTCAAATGAGAAAAGATATAAATGAAAAAACGTTAAAGAAAAAATATTTGTCTAATATATAAAATGGCAAAATCCAGAAGAATGCGTAAATCCAACGTTTTAGGCACAACAAAACGAATTGCACAAAAATCTGTAGGTTTTTTGGAAAAGGGTCTTTCTGGTTTATTTGGCGTTGTTAAATCGGGCGTTTCGATGAGTGTTAAGGGAGTTAAAAGAGGTGTTAAAATGGTATCTATGAAACACCGCCGTAATCGCTCAACGCGTCGCAGAAGACACTAATTGAAGACCCTTTGTTGTTTTAACTTTTTTTTTTGATTTCTTTTCACTGTCTTTTCCGTGAAATGAATTGTGACATTTCTCACAAACGGTGAGTAAGTTTCCTAGATGATTTTTGTGGAAACTTGCGTGGTCCGTTCGAATAAATCCGTCTTCATTTGCGGCTGCTTGGTGTTGCAAATGATGAACCTCTGTTCCCATATCATTTTTACAAACTTCACACTTCCCCACAATTTTTTTACTATTATAATGAGAAGGTTTGAGAGAAAGTATGCTTGCTGATTCCGGATGATATTTCATGCGTATTGAATTGGCTAGATCCAAAAAATCTTGCGGCAAATTAAGCGATCTGCATACTTCTAGTCCATACATATTATGTCCTGGACCATCTTTTAATTTTCTATCATATATGAGGGCATCTCGTTCTTTATCATAAAAAACCGACATGTGTTTTAAATGCACCGTCGTCATCTCATTAAATTCGTCATACGCGATAATTTCATGTAAATGTGTAGCAAAAATAAAACTGCTTTCTTTTTGGAAAAGTTGTTTTATTCCCGCGACAAAAATGCTTTGTGCCGAAATACTCTCGGTACCCGAGCACAATTCATCTCCTAAAACAAGACTATTTTTATCGGCAAGGCGTAATATAGTTCTTAGTTCAGACATTTCCACGGCAAAGGTAGATAGACCCTTGAAAATATTATCATTTCCAATAATACGCGTAAAAATATATTTATAAGGAGAGAAGTTAAATTTGGTGCAAGGTACATATAGCCCCGATTGAGCCATGATTACGGCAATCCCTAGCGCTCGAATCAAACTCGTTTTTCCGACGGCATTTGTTCCGTATAACAGAATACCGTCGGAATCATCTTTCCCTAGGGTTATATCGTTTGTTACATAAATTTCATTTTGTTGAATGTGTTCAATGAGACAGTGTCTTAAACCTTCGGCATTTACAAACGATTTTTCTTCGTGTTGTATAGTCGGCTTGCAATAATTATATTTTTTTGCGATATTTGCTTTTGCAATTGTGACGTCGATTATTGTTATGAATCGCGCAATCATTTCTAATTTTTCTTGAAACTCTGAAAGCTTCGTCAAAATTTTTACATATATTTGCGTCAAAAGGTCCTTCATTTGAACCTTTATGTTTGTTACATTCTTACAAAGATCAACAATTTGGTCATTTGAGATGGTATCATTACTCGCAGTTTGCGGAGAGAAAATGAGGCCGTCTGTTTTGAAATCAAAGGTTTTTTCTTCATTATCATAAGACGACGTATATTTGAGAACAACATGGTCTTCGGTTTGCTTCAAAAGAGAACACCGTCTTTTTGTCGCTAAAAGTTTAAAGTTGTTCTTTTCGGTTTCGTGTAATTTTACGTAATCTGTCGTCTTTGCAGTCTTTTCGTACTTGGAAATACAAGAATTTAAATAGCAGCGAATTGCCTCTAATTTATCCATGGATTCCATATACAATTTTGTTTTTTCATCTAGATCACTATCAACCCCGCGCCGAATAAAATTTATATCGAAACTTTGGCAAATATCTATTTCTTGACACAAATCTGTCAAAAAATGTCCGTCAAAAAATTCAATTAATTGGTTTGAATACTCTTCTACGCATAAAAAATTATCAATTTTGTTATTCAAATAGTCAGAAAAAATTACATCACTTTTAAGCTGGTTTTCAAAATCTTTAATAATAAAAAGATTTTTATATAGCTGAACTAATGCCTTGGGTGAAATTTTTTTCATGATAATATTTCTATTTATCTTTGCAATATCTTTGATTGTCACCAATTTTGTTTTAAATGACAAATCATAGTGAAGATAATTTTGTAAAATATGTTCGGTAATACTGTACTCTTTTTCTAAAGTATCAATATTCGTCGTCGGATTCAAAAAGTGATAAGAAAAATGGCGTTTTCCCATGGCGGTAATACAAACATTGAGAATTTTTTCTACTGACGAATATATATTAGAGTCGCTCTTTGCGTCGTCGATGATATTAAGTTGTTTCAAAGAATGATTTGCCAAAACCAGCCTGTCGCTACAGTTTTCATAAATGGGGTGAGAAATTTTATACGTCAAATTTGGATTGTGCTGATGAATAAAATCTAAAAGGAAACAATACGCTTGACAAGCGATCGCGCTTTTATAAAAAATGTCATTATCATTAATCAATGGAAAAAATCGCAAGAGTAACTCTTTCTGATAGGTCTGTTTTTCGCCGTTGAGCGCTCGTTTTACCACACCACTTTCCAAATTTTCTAAAAGACTAATCTTGTGAATTGCTCTACATGTTATACCGGAAAAACTAATAATGCTTTCTAAATCACTTGTAGAAACGTTTCCAATAATAATCGCTTCACTTGGTTGATAAATGCTAATAAATCGCTCTAGTTCATCAAACGTGGTCGGACTTAGAAGATATGATTCATTAAATTCGAAAATTGCTGATTCACCGGTATAAATATTGATATTGGACGCGCCAACATGGATCATTTTAGAAGACGTTTTTACAAGTGAATTTGCGACGTGTATCCAGATGCAACACGTATTATTAGAAATGATTGCTGAGTCATTGGAAAAATAAGTTCCTGGAGAGAAAATCCCAGTAAGACTTCGTGTCGTATTTTTATTCTGTTCATCTTGCGAATAAACCGCAATAGTGTATCCGGCTTCCTGTAATTTTTTCAAGTACTTATCAATCATATAAACACCAAAACCGGCCATAAGAACCCCGTCTTTACCGACACAGATTTTCTTATCGGCAATATTCATATCACATATTCGAGAGAAGTCCAAAATAGGACTTCCAAAAATTTCCCCCGTCTGTTTATTTTGAAGACCATAAACCTCATAAAACGCCCCAACCTGCATAAGTACTATTGTTTTTAAGCCATATTGATTTTGATACTCGCTTGTTTTTTCAAAATAGTCTTTTACGAGGGCCATTCGGTTACTATTATTATAATTTTGTCTTTAGATGCATTTAAGAAATTCTATCTTACTATGATGGTCTCGTTTATACAATATAATTTTAAATTTAAGATTCTCAGTGTATGTCGAAAAACATACTATTTTTTCCCAAAAGTATTTTCGGCCAAGCGATTTTGGACATTTTTTTTGTCCATTTTTGAAAAGTCGAAAATACTTTGGATAATAAAAAACACTCATTTTTGACATCAGAGCATTTTCGTATTAAAATTAAAATATCGTGAATTTTTTGTGATTGTAAAATTTTAAACATTTTTTAAAAAAGGGATTTAGGAACTTTTATATGTTGCCATTATATACGGAAAATGGCAACGATTTTAGTTCCGAAAAGTTCCAAAAAGTTCCGCTGCGAAACGTGTGACTATGAAGCGTCACGTAAAAGTCAATATGATCGTCATATTTTAACAGCAAAACACAAACTGGCAACAAATGCAACATGTTGGCAACACGAAAAAGATCCGAAAGCAGGAATTTCAAAGAAATATAAATGTATTTGCGGAAAAGAGTATTTACATCATTGTAGCATGTGGAAACACCGGAAAAAATGTATGTTTGAATTAGAAATGGATAAAAAAGACATAACTGATAAAAAAATGATTAATGAAAAAGGTAAAACAAATGGATTACCAGATTCACCGAATCTTGTCGTGGAATTATTAAAACAACACAGTGAATTCAAAGACTTGATAAAAGAACAGCATCAATGTATGCAAGAACAACACAAAAATATCATGGAACAGAATAAAATTTTATCGGAGAATAATAAAAATATGCTGGAACTTATTTCAAATAGACAAATTGGTAATACAATCATGAATACAAATTCGCATAATAATATCAAAAATAAATTCAATATAAACTTCTTTTTGAACGAACAATGTAAAGACGCCATGAATATTATGGATTTTGTGAATTCTCTCCAACTTCAACTTTCTGATTTGGAAAGAGTGGGAGAAATTGGATATGTCAAAGGCATCAGCAATATTCTTGTAAAAAATCTGAAAGAACTTGATGTTTGTAAAAGACCGATTCATTGCAGTGATCTAAAGAGAGAAACCATGTATGTGAAAGATGAAAATATGTGGGAAAAAGAAGGAGGCAAAAATGAAAAGCTTACTAAAATGATTCAACATGTAGCTCATAAAAATGTCAAACAAATACCCAAATGGCAAAAGGAAAACCCTGATCACAGAGATGCCGAATCTGTTGAAAGTGAAAAGTATTTGAAAATTGTGGGTGAATCGATGGGTGGTACAACAAAAGAAAATGATATTGAAAATTATAACAAAATCATCACAACGATTGCCAAAGAAGTTATTATTGAAAAAGAATAACTTAAATGTAAATCGGTAAATAATATTATGAAGTTTTTACAAAAAATTATAAGAAAATGGATACCTAAAGAAATGACGAAACCTCTGGGTAGATGGAACAATGAATATTGTGATATAAGAACGAACCAAAAAATAGATTTATCGAATGAGGACCATTGTGGGCCATGTGGTCAATATTTATTGACGAAAAAAGAAATGAAATCAGAAGAAGAAACAAAATCACCAGAAATAACGAAAATAGAAGAAAGCATAATAAAAAGTTTCAAACAAAATTGATTTTGATTATTTACATTAAAAATAATCAAATCCTAAAATGACGCAAAATATTTACTTTCACAATGATACCGATCTTCCCATTATGATTGACGCGTGGGTGAATGCTCGCTTAAAAAGTACAAGAGTTGCCCCGAGAGAAACCGTTCTTTTGTACAGCAGTGTTGGTGAATGGCACATAAACTCAATGTTCGATGACCCAATAGACAATACTGCTTGGGTAAATGCTGGTCTAAAAAAGTACGCAATTGTTGGTAAATTTAGATCGAATCCCTGCGCCTCTGGGAATTATTCTTGGTTAGAGTATGACGATAATAAATTTAACATTGAATACAGTAGAAAAGAAGAGGATTTTGTTCAGGGGCATATTACATTCTCGCTAAATAATTGAAAATACGCTTATACCCCAATCCATACAAAATTTGAGTTAATAAACACCGGAAGAGAGAAACCACCGTCGCAGTTAAAACATCTTTATTTTGATTCTAAAACAACAAATTGATCATCTGGTAATCCTATACCCACCGATAAAATTTTTTTTTTCCAGTATGAAAAGGTGTTTTTGTTCAATATTTTTAAATTGTAGAATAAAAATTTTAACACAATCAGTAACCAAGAGGCATAAAAGGGTAGGTCTGTTTTCATGAGATGTTCTTTTAAAATCCCCTTTTTATATTTTTCATTATAAATAGAGAATTCTACAAAAATACCCTCGTTTTTATTCTTGTAAAAAATCTTGTTTCCGTACGCAATACTATTATTGTGATTTAATCGCCAAACAAATTTTTTGAAATCACCGCGTTTAACATGTAGAAAATGTTGCAACTTTGAAATAGTTTGACTTTCATTGTCAGTAAAAATATCTACATCGATATCACTTTCTCCCGGAAAATAATCGTCACGCTGAACACTTCCAAAAAAAAGCAGCTTAGTATCTAAAAATTCACTTAATTCTTCGAAAAATATTATTGTATTATCTGGTATTTTATTTTTGATTGTTTCCATAGACTTACTTTATATAATAAATTTTTATCAACTCTGGGTTTCATTCAAAAAATTATGCATTAGCGTCTCTCGATTTACATTTGCAATGTCCCCGGATAACATGGCAGACTCGTAAGTTTTTCTTAGAACGTCGTTCGGTGCATTACTACCAGCCTTGATTAGCCCGCGATCCTTTAAATATTTTTTAACATCTGGTATTGATTTTTTTTTCAGTTCTTTTTGTGCGTCGATAATTTTTCTTCGAGTATTTTTGTCTTTGATGAGTACGCCAATTTTTCTGTGTTTTAAAGATTTACCCAACTTGTATTTTCTACGTATAGTTTTTTTAATAGATGTTGATGGTGGGATTTTTTCTTTTATCGAAGAATCTGGGATTGACGGTTGAATAATTGACGGTTGAATAATTGACGGTTGAATAATCGGATTTTCAAATAACTTTTTTTCAAATTCTTTTTCCTGTGTTTCTCTCATTTTATATTTTAAAGCTTCTAGTCTTTTTTCACGTTCTGTGACAATAGGATTTATAATAGGGGTTAATGCATTATCATAGTTTTTTCTGGTTTGATTTTGATGCCATACTCTATACGTTGGTTTTTGCCCATTTTTCAAGCAACCGTAAGGAACTGAGCTTGGATTTATTTTTATAGGGGAAACTTCATTCGAAACTGTAATTAGCTCTTCAGGAAGATCTAATTCAACATGCGGCATAGAATATGCCTCTTGAGAATAATCTGAATAACTTGTATGATTTTTTAATGTTTTAGGAGACGGTTTTTCTTTTTGTTGTTTTGATAGGCTAGATAAATATTCTATAGATTCTTTAAATTCATCACTAAAGACAGATTCGGATTCCTTATCAGAATTTTTTTTATCAGTCATACTTTTTTCCTGAGCTTTATGTTCTTTTATTTTGTTCAATAACTGTTTTTTTATCGAATTTGGATTCACTAATACAGGTATATTTGGTCTCGATATTTTCTCGCGATTTTTTCTTGTTTTCTCTGAACTTATCTGAAATAATTCAGGATTTATTTTAATTGTTTTTTTAGACATTGTTGTTATAATACACCAAAAAAACAATTTTAGAATTGAAACTTATTATTTAATAGTGAATGTTAAAAAGTCTGCAAAATTTGAAATCTTCGCAGTAATAATTAGTGACTTTTTTAAGTAAATCTTCATTATAAAAATTCTTAACTGCTACTTTGTAATATTCATACTCTGACATTTCTAAAGAAGATACATTTTTTTCCAGGTTATTTGTTTTGTTATTAACATGAGGTCCGCGATAATCTATTAAAGGCTTTGGGATTTTTTTATCATATAATTTCTCAATAATTTCATAATTTATTTTGTTGAGATCATATACCATAAGACATTTACTTTTGTAAAGTTTGTCTTTGTTAAAATTTTCACTAGTTTGGGGCGTAAAATGATGTTCTTCAATTTGTGAAAAGTCGTTTTTAATCAAAACATTGACAAATTTTTCAAAAGTAATCGATTTAGACGACCACATTTTTCTAAATTCCCCATATTCGCAGTATTTATTCAAATAACCACTAACCAATCTTTCAAGAGGATTTCTAAATACGAGAATAACCGTATAGTTATGAATGTCGTTAGGAATATCTCCGTATTCTTCCGGACAATGAACTGCGTGATTTTCATTATTCGTCGTTAAATACCAAAAGATTCTTTTAATATGCGTACAACCTGATTTTGCAGACCATCCAAATATTACTTTATTTTTTTCATCTACGATAAATTTCATTATATAAATATTAGGCATAAAATAATTTTTATAAAAACGATTCATACGTATAAAGTATTTATCATTATTTTATGCGCGTCTGATTCTTTGCGTTTCTTAACTTCGTCGTTATCTATAAACATTTCGAAGCCTTTTTCTAAATCTTTAATAGTAATTATCTTTTTTTCTTCTTGAGACTTACAAAAAACACGCCGACTATGTGAAATTTTTGTCTTGGAGAATAAAACCTCCATATCTCTACCATAAAATGTAAAATACGGCATGTTTTTAATAAACCAGTCTTCTTTTAAAGAATCGTCAGTAGTCCAATCGTAATCATGAATCTTTTTCAAAAATATTTTATGCAGATCAGAACCGTCATAATTATCTATTTTGAAACGCCAATTAAAACGAGAATCTAGCCCTTTATTATAATTGAAAAAACACTCATTTAACTCTGATTCATACCCCGCGATAATAACCATAAGATTTTCTTTGTAGTTGCTTAGGGATTCACAAAGCGTATCGATGCACTCTTTGGAAAAACTATCTCTTTTTTCTGGGTTACCGAGTGCGTATGCTTCATCAATAAAAAGTACTCCATCCAGAGCTTCCTTAATAACTTCACACGTTTTTATTGCGGTTTGACCTAAATAACCCGCGACTAAGTCACTTCGTGTAACTTTCTTAAATGTCCCTCTTTTAAGAATACCCAATTTTGAGAAAATTTTTCCTATAATTTTCGCGACATGAGTTTTTCCCGTCCCGGGTGGGCCATAAATCACGGTGTGAAGATAATCGCCTCTGGCCATGCCCTTTCCGCCAATATGCAGATCTTGTACAAAATAAAGAATCTGATCTACAATATTTTTTTTCAATGTTTTCATGCCTATCATATTCTGGAGACGCGTTAAATATGGTTTTACTTTGTGCAACGATTCCATATTTATATTATATTCAATATCCGGAGAAAGCGGATATTTATTTATCATTTCTATTAAATCGTGCAAGCCGTTGATTTCAACATCGATCGTTACATTTTTTTTTATTTTTTTTATTTGAGTGGGCAGATTCAAGTTTATTGGAAAATTATTTGATACTATTTTTTTTTTTAAATATAGTTGTGCCATTTCTCTTTCTAAAAGAACAAAGATTGTCTCCTTATATTTGTTGGGATCGTTTCTACTATGTAACGGTTTCAGGGTTTCATTATTGTATTTTTTAAAGTATTGGTCTTCCACCCGTTTCATTGATTCCAATGCATTCTCCTTGGATGACATATCTAACTCTTTTATTGTGTTTGAATTATTACAACTCTTATCTAAATGAAAGATAAAATTTGTATATTTTTTAGACATTCTTTATTATTAATTCTACGGATCATTTATATTATTTTATACGCAAAGTTTATGAAAAATAATATTTGTATTATGTAATATGAATAAAAATTTTGATTATATTTTAACATTTTTAAACACATATTTGGTATTTATAGTTATATTTACTTTGTTTGTTATCTTTGGCTACATATTAGTAAAATTTATTACATCGAAAACTCTACATAAAAACCACAAATTTAATGTATTTTTATCAATGCTCTCTTCTTTAGGTGCGATTGTTTTATCTGCCACATTATTTTTGACATTATATTACCATAATGAAAATATCTCGGAAACGTCATTTCAAAACTATGATACTATATGGAAAAAGCAAAATATGATAATTCAACAATTTATAGATCATCCAGAAATGGAATATTTTCACTCTGATTTATACGGAAAATCATATTTGAACGAAAACCTTCATTATAAGCGAAATATTCCACTAGAAAGAAATTTGTTTGACATGATTATGAATGATTTTGCTACTACAGTAGCATATCTTGAAAATTATAAATATACGGATAGTGAAAATAAGAAAAAAATAAAAGAGAGATTAGATATACTAGTATCTCTGCATAAAAAATCTAAGATTTTTATAGAGTACTGGAATTCCTATAAAAAAATAGACGCAACCCCAGATTTAGTTCGTTATATGAAAGAAAATTATGATATCTAGGAATTACAATGTGTAAGATAATCTAAAAAAAAATAACTGAAATATGTATAATGTATTTTAGTCAAGCATGCCAGGACAAGTTTATATTAAATATTCTAAAGGAGAAAAAAAATGGTTTTTTTTTAGAAATAGGGTCTAACGATCCTATTGTTATGAATAATACATACACATTGGAGAAAACCTATAATTGGAAAGGTATTATGGTTGAATATGACGGTAGTTTTTTAGGTCCATACAAAGAACACCGTCCAAATAGCGTTCATGTAATTGATGATGCCACAAAAGTAGATTATAAAACTATTTTTCAAATTAATAATATGCCCAGAGAAATGGATTATTTACAAATAGATTTAGATGTTGATAATCGCTCTACATTAACTACGTTAGAAATATTAGATAATGATATTTTTGACAATTATAAATTCGCCACAATAACATTTGAACATGATATATACCGGGGTAATCACTTTGATACAAGAGAAAAATCGAGAGAAATCTTCAAAAAAAGGGGTTATGTTTGTGTATTTAGAGACGTATGCGATAAAGATTTGTCAGTTGTATTTGAAGATTGGTATGTTCATCCAGATTTAGTCGATTTAAAATACATTATAAAATTATTAAGCGATAACATTCAAAATTACCGCGATAATAATATAACCGGAAAATCAATTAACTGCCTAGATATAACCTTTTGATAAATATCGCGAAAACAATATAGAAACAAATTGAAATATATAATAACCCAAATATGGATTCAACACCTAGAACTATGGAAAAAATATCATCATCGCCAGACAATTATGATATTAAAAATGACCCGTATATTGAGATGCCGTGGTCGATTATTGAATCTTATTTCAAGGGTCAGCATTTGGAAAGATTAGTAAGACATCAGTTAGAGTCCTATAATAATTTTGTGGGATATCAAATTATCAAGACAATCGAGATGTTTAATCCGCTGCATATTGCGTCAGAGCAGGACCTGGACGTCAAATCTGGAAAATACGCACTAGAAATATTTATTACCTTTGAAAATTTTAATATTTACAGACCCCAAATTCACGAAAATAATGGAGCAACAAAGCTGATGTTTCCTCAGGAGGCGCGTCTAAGAAACTTCACTTATGCATCCGCGATGACGGTTGATATGAATGTAAAATTTGTTGTACGAAACGGGGAAAACTTAGATAATGTACAAACTTTTTATAAGGTTTTGCCAAAGATTCACATTGGAAAATTGCCAATCATGTTGAAGTCGAGCATTTGCGTTCTGACTCAATATAAGCACGTGGAAAATAGTCAAACTGGCGAATGTCGATTTGACGCGGGCGGATATTTTATTATCAACGGATCAGAAAAAACGGTGCTTGGTCAAGAACGAGCTGCCGAAAACAAGGTGTATTGCTTTAATGTAAGTAAGAACAACACGAAATACTCGTGGATCGCAGAAATAAAATCGGTTCCAGATTTCAAATGTATTTCTCCGAAACAGATTAATATGATGGTTTCTTCAAAAAATAATGGCTTTGGAAACCCGATCAGCGTTCAACTGCCGCGAGTAAAACAAGTTATCCCGCTGTTTATTCTTTTTCGAGCACTCGGGGTTTTATCTGACAAAGAAATTTGTGAAAGAATTCTACTTGATCTTCGAAACGAAAACTATGAGGAAATGTTGAACGGGCTTCAAGCGTCTATTATTGAAGCAAATACCCACTTGACGCAAGTAGAGTGTATTAAATACATTACTACACACGTGATGTACACTCCGATCAATATGGACAAAGAAACTGGGGCAAAGAAAAAGTATGAATTTACGATGGATATTTTGGGAAATGACACTTTCCCGCATTGCAAAACACCCGAACAAAAAATTTATTTCCTAGGGTATATGACAAATCAGTTACTACAAGCAAGCTTTGAATGGACAAAGCAGGATGATCGCGACTCGTACCTAAATAAGCGCATTGATTTGACTGGAACTCTTTTGAACAATTTGTTTCGCAACTATTTCAATAAACTTGTGAAGGATATGGAAAAGCAAATTGTAAAAGAGATTAATACCGGTTCATGGAAATCAACAGACGATTACCAAAATATTTTGAATATGACAAATATTTATAAGATAATAAAATCTACAACTATTGAGAATGGTCTAAAAAGAGCTCTTAGCACTGGTGACTTTGGAATAAAGCACGTAAATTCAAACAAGGTTGGTGTTGCGCAGGTTCTAAATCGTTTAACGTATGTAAGCAGTTTGAGCCACGCGCGCAGAATTTCAACACCCACTGATAAAAGTGGAAAGTTAATCCCGCCGAGAAAGTTGCATAATACGTCGTGGGGATTCTTGTGTCCTGCGGAAACTCCGGAAGGTCAATCCGTCGGTATTGTGAAAAACTTGAGTTACATGAGTCATATAACAATTTATTCTAATTCTCAGCCTCTCTATGAATATATCATGCCTTATATAAAAGATATTCAAACTTTGTCGCCAGTAGATATGTTTGGGAAAGTAAAGGTCTTTATCAATGGCGCCTGGGTTGGCATAACAGAAGACCCCGTCGATTTATTCACACAACTAAAAGATAAAAAATATCGGGGAATTATTAACATTTATACGTCAATCGTTTTTGATTATAAAAAGAATGAAATTCGCGTTTGCAATGATGGTGGGCGTTTAACACGACCGCTTTTGCGGGTTAAAAATAACAAACTATTAATAAAAAAGTCCGATGTAGAAAAACTCAACAAAAATATTTTAACGTGGAACGATTTGGTGACGAATTGTAAAATTGATGAGTCAATGATTGAATATATTGATCCGGAAGAACAATCTTGGTCGATGATTGCGATGAAACCATCTGATATTGAATCAAACGAAGACCAAATTCATAAATATACTCACTGTGAGATTCATCCTAGCACAATATTTGGTGTTCTCGCGTCATGTATTCCGTTCCCCGAACACAATCAATCACCGAGAAATACATACCAAACCGCTCAAGCAAAACAAGCGATGGGAGTATATGTAACAAATTATGAAAATCGCATGGATAAGACTGCGTATGTATTAAATTGTCCAGCGAGACCGATGGTCGATACTCGAGTTATGGATATGATTCAAATTAATAAAATACCGTCAGGATTTAATGCAATTGTTGCAATTATGACGCATACCGGATATAATCAAGAAGATTCACTATTATTCAACAAGGGATCAATCGATCGCGGCCTCTTCCAAGCCACGGTTTATCATACTGAACGAGATGAAGATAAGCAAAAAATAAACGGAGACGAAGAAATTCGTTGTAAGCCCGATCCGACAAAAACAAAGGGTATGAAGTTTGCAAATTACAACAAAGTTACAAGCAAAGGAATTATTCCTGAAAATACGCGAGTTGAAAATCGCGATGTAATTATTTCCAAGATTACGCCAATTAAAGAAAATCGAAATGATCATACAAAGGTGATAAAATATGAGGACCAGAGCAGAATTTATCGTACAGATGAAGAGACGTTTATCGATAAGAATTATATAGACAGAAATGGTGATGGTTACAAGTTCGCCAAGGTGCGACTTAGAACCGTTAGAAAGCCGGTGATTGGAGATAAATTTTCATCGAGAAGCGGACAAAAGGGTACGATTGGTAACATCATTCCGGAAGAGAATATTCCTTTTACTAGAGATGGACTAAAACCGGACCTTATTCTTAATCCACATGCAATTCCGTCACGAATGACAATCGCACAACTGAAAGAGACGTTATTAGGAAAGGTTCTTTTACAACTTGGTCTATTCGGCGACGGAACAAGTTTCGGCGATCTAGATGTAAAAACGATTTCAAATGCGCTATTGGACGTTGGTTATGAAGCGCATGGTAACGAAATTTTGTATGACGGGCTTACCGGAGAACAAATGGAGTGTCATATATTCATTGGACCAGTATTTTATCAAAGACTAAAGCACATGGTAAATGATAAGCAACATAGTAGATCTATTGGTCCTATGGTAAATCTTACGCGTCAGCCGGCAGAAGGTAGGAGCAGAGACGGCGGTCTAAGATTTGGTGAGATGGAACGAGATGCGATGATTTCTCATGGAGCGTCAAGATTTACTAGAGGAAGAATGTACGATGCATCAGATAAATATCAGGTGCATGTATGCAAAAAGTGCGGACTGATTGCTTCGTATAACGATCAGATGCACATTCATCGATGTAGGACATGTGACAACAGAACAGACTTTGCTTATGTGGAGATTCCTTATTCGTGCAAATTGTTGTTTCAAGAATTGATTACTATGAACATAGCTCCCAGACTACTCACGGATAACTAATAGAAAAAATACAGAATTTATAGTTTTATTTTAATGGATTTCGTATTTCCAATTTTTTACGATATAAAATAATACGATATAAAATAATACAATATAGTATATATGACTATTTTTCGAGACATTTCCAAATTTTCTAACATGCAAGATTATTTACCGATTTTAAACGGCGCTTTACTTGTAGAACTAATTGTCCTCTATTTATCTCTTACACAAAAAAACGGAGGATCACTACTTGCCTGGTATAAGAAGTATCGACTATCCGCGGTTTTAGCGGATGTTTTAGTTGTAGTTTTAGGAATTGTTGTCACGCGTTTTATATATCCTTATATTTTTACCGGGTTTTCTATTTTTAAATTTGTCTCACTGTTAGTTGTAGTACAAATTATACATGATATTCTTTTTTACGGGGTGTTTTCATCGATCCCCCGCGGTAAAAATCAAATGTTGGACTTATTCAAGGACTATGCAAAAGGCGCCGGAATAAACGCTATTTTAGGAGACGATTTAATTGTCATTTTTTCCGCAATATTCGCATCTCTTCTTGCCGCAAATTCGGTAAATACGAATATCGTTATTTTACTTTTTACGCTGTATTTTCTTCCTTATTTTTTATATATTCAATAGTTGCACTATTTTTGTGACTAGTGCAAAAAGAATTCCGCCCCACAGTGTATCCATGAAGACGGTGAGCGGCTTCCACGCTTTCAGAGTAGCAAAATTGGTGGTTTCATAAACAGAATAGATGACAACTCCGAGCAAGAAGGCTTGAAAACAAGACCTTTTCTCTCGAATAATAAAATACCAGAGTCCAAAAACTAAAGCAATATAACAAAGGATAGTGGAATCAATTCGAAGACGGATGGGACTTTTCTGAACAGCTATAATCTGACGCTGAAAATAATCTTTAGACGAATATAAATAAATCGAATCAACCAGAACAAAAATGATTGCGACTAAAAAAATTTTAAACATTGCGTGCATAATAATATACGACAATATTTTAGTTTTTGAAACAGATTAAATTCATAATTATAACTTTTCTTTAGTATATTTTTTTATCATTTCTATTATATATATATAATGCCCGGATATCAAGGATCAATCGGATATAATCATTTATATGGATCAGTTGGAGCGTCCCCGCTTTTTAGCTACAAAAAGTTGCACGATATAGACATTAGCTTGGGACTTAATTATGTAAGACAATCTAGATTGGGTGGAGGTCTTCCGGGATTTATTCCTCAACAACTACAAGTAAGTGATAATACAAATGATTTTCCTCAAAACAGATTCATCTTGAAGGAAGCGTGGAATACTAATTATTTGAGGGCAAAAATTCCTACCACGGTTATTCCCGGAAATCCCTTAAGTGGTGTTCCGGCGAGAGCGGTGACTCCATTTCGTGCGGTAAGCAATTCAGGAGATGTTTTAAGTCGTCAAAATTATTCATGCGGAGGACCTTGCCAGACGTTTCAAAGCAGACCGGGAATGCACGGATTAAAAATTCGATTTGGACACATTGATAAAGCCTGCTACACGTCGGACGGGTATCCATCAGAACCGGCCATTCCTTCCGCAACATGTAACGTAAAATATGTCTATGATAGCTCAGACTATTCAAGATATTTGAAGGAGCGAGCAATTAATAAGAATTTTAATAACAAGTCAAATGGTGGAAACGACTACAACGGTAGTCAAAGTGCCTGGAGAGCCATTCGCAGATATTAAAATTATTCTTTTTACAAATATATCTTTATAAAAAGTATTTTTATAAAGGTGTATTGTATGACAACTGTAGCCTACCATCAATATTCAAATATTCCCTTTTCCGGAGGTAGCTACGCAGCCTCTCCTGTTGTAGGACCTATTAATAGCCCTAATACTCCAGCATGTGCTATATTATATAATCATACTTTAGGCGTATTACCGGGGCCTAGATCGAATCCGCCGCAATTCTACCCGTCAAGTAACTCCAGCGAATTCTCACAGGCGCGCCATCATTATTTAAGAACCGCGGTTAGTACAAAACGAGAGGCGGAACAGAAATTATTGGCAAAAAACTCCCCGACTAGCAATCGATTTTCCATGTCATCTCAACGACAATATCCGGTAAGCACCCACATGAATTATATTTCGCCTCCATCGTCATCACAGCGTACATCTATTTTAAAAAGCCAAGCTATTGGAAAAAGCGCATATAATCCCGGGCGCGGTCCTACATTTGAAGTGTCCTATAAAGCATATGATAGAAATGACGTTAAAACTGCGTTGCGTATGGTGCGCTCCGGTGGCTGTACTGCTCCAAAAAAGAAAGGATCGATTTATAATACTTCTTTGTGCAGCGGAAAGGCATGCACGTGGGGTGGAATTTCACAAACATATCAACCACCGCTGTATCCATTATTTACTACATTACCGATTTAATTATTTTTATTCAAAAATAATATTTTGTTTAAGTATAAATGCAAAAAAACATTATATGTTTTTTAACGGCTAGTCCATCAAAAGAATTTTATAAAATATGTAAAGACTTGAAACGCACCAATATTGATATGTATATTTGTGTTGATAATAATAAACATGAAATTCCTGAGTACGATGGCAAAATACCTATTATCAAGATTGATAATAAAATATGTGAAAGTGCGGGATTTAAAAATAGTGTTGCATATTTTAAAAATAGAGCATGTTCTCGGGACAAGGCTTTATATTATTTTTCTAAAAAAAATATGAATTATGATAATGTGTGGTTTATTGAAGAAGATGTTTTAGTTCCACACAGATTAACAATAGAAAAGATAGATGAAAAATATGAAGCATGTAACGCAGATTTACTCTGTACATCAAATATAGTAACCAGCTATAAACAAACAGAAAATGATTGGTTTTGGTGGCCACTTGTAAATAGAGAAATAAAACTTGACCCGCCATACGGAAGAAGCATGATATGTGCAATTCGTGTTTCAAAAAAGTTAATAAAAGCAATAAGCGCGTACGCTGACAAATATAATTCTTTATTTATGGATGAAGTTCTTTTTAATACGATAGCTATTCACGAAAACCTTGAGATAAAAACTATTTCCGAGTTATCTACGATTTATTATAAAAATAATTGGAAAATGGAAGATATTAAAAAAACAAATTTGTATCACCCTATAAAAAATCATAATACACAAAGGGATTTTAGAAAGTTTAAAATAAAAAAAAAGTTGGTAGATTCTTCGGCAATTGATAAAATACCAACAACTGGTAAAATACCAACAACTGGTAAAATACCAACAACTGATAAACAAATAAATCCTATTGTAAATTCCTTGCCGAAAGAGATAGATTCAAATATTCAAAAATTAAAATAATTTATCAAAATTTAATAAATTATTTTATATTCATATAATAGATTCGATGACAAAAATACATCAAAGAAAAAGAAAAACAATGCGTCGTAATAGAAAAGGAGGTGATAATGAAGATGTAACCTTTCAGCAACCTGGGACTTTTCAGCAACCAATATTTTATGAAAAAATGAAAAATGGAGCATCTAGTGGATGGGGTTCTCTTGAAAATGGTGCCTCTAGTGGGTGGAATTCTTTGAAAAGCGGGTTTTCTTCTTTAGTGAATCGATTCAAACAGCCAGCAAATCAAGGATACAATTCGGGACAAGGATACAATTCGGGACAAGGATACAATTCGGGACAAGGATACAATTCGGGACAAGGATACAATTCGGGACAAGGATACAATTCGGGAGGTAAAAAACGAGGAACTCGTAGAGGAGGAGCTTATCCAATGCCATATAATCCTTCACAAATCTGGTCAGATATGAGTAAATTTCCTCAGGCGGTCGGAGGTAAAATAACCCGTCGTCGTAAGTCGCGTAGAAATAGAAAATAGATAATATAAAATATAACCTTATATTATGTGTTTTAACGCCAAAACCAGTCTTATTACATTTTTATTCGGAACAATTGGTTCATTATTTCTCATCTATTATGGAAACCCGATTTTCAAAAAAGAAAACGTTGTATTTGGAATATTTCTAATTTTCATATCAGCTATTCAACTTATGGATTTCTTTTTTTGGATCGATATCTCTAATAAAATAGGATTTAATCGATTTTTCACACTAATCGGACCCTTTTTAAATGCGGGACAACCAATTATATTGTGGATAATAAAATTATTGTATTTTAGACCGAATATATGGAGCTTCCAAAATTTTCCAATAACATTCGTGAATCTAGCTTATGGTTTGGACCTTTTATACAAATATACAACGTATATTCGAGAGAAACCGAACAACTTAATAACCGGTACAAAACACGGACATTTAAGCTGGCCCTGGATAAAGTATTCAAATCCCCGGTTTTATCTCGTTCTTTTTGCAATTAATATGTTCTATTTGACCAATTTTCGTTATTCTTTAAGTTTGTTTTTAATTACTTATTTGTTTCTTCTTTTAAGTGTGAAATATTTCAAATATAATCCAGGGGAACTGTGGTGCTTTTTTGGAGCTTTTATACCATTCATTATGTTATTTATAACGACCTTTTTTACACCTTTTCTAATTTAAACCCCGGTTATTTTTTTGGTAAAAAAAAATTTATTAGCATAATATATGTTAGAAATAAATTATACATGTTCTCTAGGAGGGGTGTGCCATAGTAGTCAAATTTTAAAAAGAAATAAGTTAAAATTATGTTCTTACCCTTTTGATTGGATTTTTTCAAATTGTGATAATATTCTACATTGTATAGAAGATAAGTTTAATATTTTTTTAGATAAATCGTATTACCAAGATATTGATTGTAAGTGGAATGATAATCAATGTGGTCATAAGTATTATAATGTCAATATGTTTAATCATTTTGACCCAAGAAATGAAAAAGACTATAATTATTATGTAAGATGTGTTGATAGATTTAAAAATTTACTTAAAAAAAAAGAACATAAGTTATTTACTATGATATTTATTAATATTGATAAAATTGAAAATAATAGTACAAAAAAAATTATTGACTTTAATAAAAAATTTTCAAAATACACATCTAATTATACACTATTAGTTATTTTTCATATAAAAAATAAAAAAAAAAATCACCATAAATTTACATACAATGATAATATTCATTTTTTAGAATTACATACTTTATCATGTAGTGGAGGTCTAGAATTTGGTAATGATAATGATAACATTTATTTGGATGATATAATAAAATCAAAATATAATTTTAATATTAAAAATTAATTATGTTATAAATATAATGAAGCATAAAGTGATGATTATAAATCAATAGCGGTTCTATACCAACTCAATGGATTATTTATAGTATTTCACATAAAATTTGTGTCTTAAATGAAAAGTCGTATTTGATAGTAAAAAACGTGTTTCATATCTTGTAGTTTTTATTGAATAAAAATTGAAAGTTTTTAATTTTTAGAGTTTTCAAAGTTAAACTACAAGATATGAAAGAAATTAGTAAAGAAAATATGATTCCCGGGAAGGAATATTATATTGAATGTCTAACGACCTGTAAAAATAGCAATATTCTAGTTCCGCGCAGTCCGAAATATAAAATGATTGCAAAATTTGAAAAACTGCATGCACCCTATCCAGAAATTTCCAAATCCGAATTAGCTTATTTCAGTAATTTCAGAAAGATAATCTACAGAAAAAATAAAGAAACGGGATACAACGTCAAACTGAACATGTTTTGGAAATTCTATGAAATAACCAGAGAGAAAATACAAGAGGATATGGAAAAGCGGTCTTATAACATGGTTTTACAAGAAGTAATTAAAGACGAGTATTTTAGATTAGACATTTTATGAAACAATTTCTTAACTCCGTCTTCTACACGTTAAACAATACAAAATGTATATTGCCAGAGTCCCGATAGAGAAAAAGTAAAGACTTATAATAGGATCTTTCACGACAAATGGTTGTATATATTTTTCTTTTTTTTCTTCATTTGTTTCAAATGCTTCGACACACGATGACCCGGTTAGTGGATTTTTTCTGTCGGAAAAAGAACATGGGCTCATATTACTAATATCTGTTAAAGCAACATAGTGTGTTTCTCGCCCTTTTGCATTCGTTGGTAAAGAAGTCGGCGGTGGAGTCGGTCCGACCGTCTCCATAGTTATTGATTGACATTGAGGATTTGTACCCTCCATAAAAGCAGCCATAATCGCAAAAGGATTTAAAACATTCATATCACTCATTGCTCCAGGGATGAGTCCTTTCAACTCAGAAAAATTCATCCCCATTCCCGAAGAGATGAATGGAATATTTCCTTGCGGAATGTTATCGATATAAATATAACGATCCTCTAATACTGGATCACCATTTGGATCCAAATTAGAGTTGCATTTTCCTCCAGTTTTCAAGAAAAACCGATTGCCTAGAGGCCCTCCGGTGGCCGAGGCTTCGCCGCTTCCCGATACCAGCAGTTCAACGTATGATTTTAATCCACTTACGTCTCTACCTAATGCACCAAGATTCCCATCAGAAGACATTCCAATTTGCGTCGGAGTATTGATATTTTTCCAGTAAGGATAATCTGGACCCAACAATTTTTGTTCTACTCCGGCAGCATCATCTAAAACATCTTTAAATATATTTGACATATTAAGTGGTTATATATTAAATGGTTATATATTAAATATATAATATTATTTTCATAACTTTTTTTAGGAAGTTCCGGTGATCGTCAAAGGCGTTGAGCCGACCAATTGTGTGGCTGCTTGCTGTTGCTGTTCTATCAATCCTTGAATTTGTTCATTAACGGTAATCAAATTTAGACTAAGATCATTTACCTCTTTTTGCATATTTTCTAAAATGGCGATTTTTTGTTTCAAAAATTCAATGTTTCCGGCATTTTGTTGTGCTAAAATTAGAGCATTATCTGGATCGTACGGTTTGTATTCTGGATTGTCTAAACCTTCTCTAAAAACATGAATGAATGTCTGGTAAAATAAAAGTATGATAAAAAATACAACAAGAATATTAACAAGCATATTAAGAGTTTTCTTTTCTATAACTACTATATATAATAATGTCAAGTGCTTTTTATTCTCAAGGCATGAAATCTTATAATAATAATTTACCAACTGGAGGTTGGAAAACATGGAAAGGCACCGGTCGATATAGCTACCCTGTTGCGACAACCGGAGGTAATATTAGACCATTAACAAACAACGACCCCACTAATATTACTACACCAAATCCAATCAGTCCATCCTGTTTTGCAAGAACATCTCTTCCAACTTATTCAAAATTCAATCCTCGTCCTTTAAAACAATATAGAAAGGGTACTACTACAGCAGTGCCGATCATTTGTCAGGATCCTAAAAACCCGAATGCATATATTATTCCGGAGAGTATTACCAATCGTGCCGTAAAATCAACCACGACACCCAATTTGGTAAATCAGATGATGTGGATGCCAAGTTCCTTTTCCGTAAAACATAATCCAATTGGTGAATTCGGTGAATCGGGCCAATCCCAAATTGATTGCAAAACATGTGATGGCGTTGCTTTGGTGGCAAGTTTCTCTCCGGAACCATATTTGACAAATAATCCGCAATCAGTCTCGACAAACGCGCCGTTCTGTTGCAACAATGAAAAAAAGGCGCTAAGAATGGTTCGCCCAGCAAATACAAATCTTCCTAAAAATTATTACACTACGCTTCAACAATACAGACAAAATCGATGTCAGACATATGATCAGCGCATTTTTAATTTTAACACTGGCCCACAGGCAGTCGCAAATTCGGTGGGATTAATAAATGGAAAAATAACGGGTCCTGAGCTTTTACAAGAAAAGCCTGGAGGACCATTAGGAACAAATAATTTATATATTGCACATTGTTATCCAAATACAGACGTGAGTACAAATTCGCAGATTTATATTGTTACTCAAGCATTTCAAGTTCTTAATAATTCCGGTGTATTTGATAATACAGATTTAGAAAAATATCAACAATTGCAAATAATAACAATTAAACAATTTGCCATTTTTTTAAAAACTCTCCATTCGGGTAAAACACAACAGGCAGTTAAACTGTTTGAAAATTTTTTATCGAACCCTTACATCGGAATGTCTTTATCCGGTCCATCCAATCCTCGCGGGTGCAAATTAGTCGTTTATAAGCCGAGTAATACGCAATTTGCTACAGAGGGCGGGGTTATGGCTAGTGCAAGAACATTGAAACTTGCAGTAACTACAATAGAGAAAAACGTTGCCAACCAGAATCGTTATAAAAGAGCCGGTGTAACAAATTCTGCGCTTAACCCCGGACAGCAACCATTTACTCCTCTTATCTACAAGAATAAGGTGCAGCCGTGTAGATCGCAGGATTATGCGTGGCGATTCAATGGAAATCCTAGAAGTTGTACGTTTTTCAGGAGTACATTGAGTGATTTGAATAAAAACACGTCAAATAATTTAAGTGCTGGAACCGTGGGTCCCACGGTTAGTAATAACGGCATTAGCGCATCCTTTTCTGGACAACCACTGGGTATTAAAAGATAATATTTTCTTCATTTATCTCTTCTGAATCGTATTGGGTTTCAATAACCGAGTTTAAAAAAATATTTACTTTATCAACAAACTTATTATATGGGATTTTATGTTTTTCACACCACTGAATGCACTTTTGTATATTATTTTTTTTAAGAGATTCCAGTTTATCTTCTTTATTTTTATTTTTTAATAAATTTATAATATTTTCCATCGTTTCCAACTGTTGATGACCTATGATAATATTTGACTCTTCTATTTTAGTCAAAAAATAGTAGGGTAAATCTTTTTTGATAATAGATGAAATATATTTATCTTTTTGATTGGTTAAAATAAAATTTATTTCGGACGTGTAATAATTAATATTTTCTAAGGAAAATATAAAATTTTTAGCGACAATAAAACGGTCGTCATTACATGTACTTGATGCGTGTGGTTTTATTATATAAATTTTTTCATATAATGAGGTCAATAAAAAAAGTATATCTAAAATTGGTTTATGTACAATCGAATTCAATTTTATGATTGATATTCCACCTTTTCCTTGGAATTCTAGTATATGTTTGAAGGTATCTACGGCAGATGTAATATATTTTTCAACGGTTCCCTTATTTAACTCATAATACAAAAAATCAACATCGTGTTTGAAATCTATTGATACATAGTTATCTCGATAATTTTCACGGACAAAATCTATACATTCTGTGATTGATTTGCTGCAAGTTCCTTGTACCATTATATTCATTTTTTTATTTTCATAATCTTCAAGCAAATTTAATGTTTCTATTATTTCTAAAAGAACGTAAAATTCTTCAGAATGTACTTTCATTTTACTTACAGAAAATTTTGATCCGGGTACCTTTGTAAAAATATATTCGTGAGGGTTTATAAATTTTTCTAAAACGTCAATCGTGTATCCATGATTATTTTCTTCAATGATTTTTTTGATTTGTTCGCTTGTTAATCTCAAATAGTGTTCTAAACTATGCGAAACATAAGGATCTGTAATAATTGTGTCAGAAATATCAAAAAATATATCAATCGGTGTATTTTTTGCTGGTAATAAATAATAACTCATTTGATCGAAATCCTAATATTATTTATTTGTTAGTTTTAAGTCATTACTATTCTATAACTAGTTTCACCTTTTTTGCTCTTGGTTTTTTAATCTTTACTTCTTCGACCGTCTGGTTCAAAGGTTCTTGGTTCAAAGGTTCTTGGTTCAATGGTTCTTGGTTCAAAGGTTCTTGGTTCAAAGGTTCTTGTAATATCAACTTTTGTTGCAATTTTTTAGCTTTTGGTTTGAGCGCCGATTTTGTTCCGGAAACTTTTTCTTTTTCTTTTTCTTTTTCTTTTTCTTTTTCTTTTTCTACAATTTTTTTATCTAGTAATTCAAAGTCTTCTACATCTAACAATTCCGTAAATAACTTTTCAGCATTTACATTTCTAATTTTTTTATATACAAAATATCGATTCAAGAATGAAATTTTCTTTTCATATGCCGTCATTTCAAGAGCATTTCCATAATCATTCTTTTTAAACCTGTTTCTTTTAATCTCTTCCAGCATTTGCTGGTACAAATCAGAGAACATTCCGGTGGCCTCTGGTAATCCAAGAGTCTGTGCCTCGTCTCGGGTAATTAATTTAAACCCATAATTTTCCATCATTCTTTCCAAGAAATCATAATTAACCAGATACTCTGGGAACATTTTATTGATTGATTCTTGATACACATTAATCTTGTAACCAATACTAGAAATATTGTCCGGAAATTCATCGGCATCATAATCTTTTTGAACTTCCCAAACTTTGGTTTTTCCTTCGTAAATTTCTGCACTCTCTCCAATTTTTTTATTTTTCAACATATTAAATATTGTTTTTCCATCATAACTCGTACCAATAAAGTATCCCCCAATTTTCGTAGTCTCTGCTACATTTCTCAAAAAATTCTGCAACGTTGTTTGATTTTCAAAGAAATAGTGAATCGCAAATTGACATGACGCCACATTGAACCCTTCCTCCCCTTTTCCAAATTGTCTAGCGACGCCTTTTCCGAGTTTTTCTTCATCTTTGGTCGTCGAGCCAAAAACTGCCTTGGTTATCTGAATTGCCTTTTCATTCATCATTGCTTGCCCGGATCTAATGTTTGCACTGCTATTTCCATTTACAAATAGCGCATATGGTACATGCTTGAATTTTTTCTTGTAATTTAAGAATCGCGCGCACGCCCCGTCAAGTCTATTTTCCAAATTATCTTTTGATACGTCAATACCAAATACAAAGGACAGCTTTGCTTGAATCCATTTAGAAAAATCGCCGCCTTTACCGCAAGCATAATCAATCAATATATTTCCGGGGTTACTAACGCTGGTAATTAACTTCATTTTTACAAACAAGTTGTGGAAATCGCGCAGCCCTTGAGTTTTATTGGAACTCGTTACGCGATTATAATATACATCATCATCGCTTATCTCGTCGGGTATATTATTTCCGGTGCAAATCATTTCTTCGGTTATTGGATTATGAATAGAATGCCAGTTGCTATTTGCAACATGATATGCATTGCCAAAATTTGAACCGCCTTGGCGCAATTCACTTGTTTTATCATAACGAACCCGCAAAGGAACCCATCGCCATCCTTTTTCTTTATCAAGATCATAACTGAATTCAACGATTGTATTATCTTCAAACGCCTCATTCTCTTCTGAAAACATGTGAGAAACACCGGTTTCATCTTTTTTCAGCATAATATTGCAAATTCCCGCCGCAGGATCGTAAGGATTTGTTGGATAAAACTGGACGGGTTGATATGATTTTTCGTTATCCAAATCTTTGAAACTTGGTAGATTGTCTTCAATAACATCGTTACACGGATTCAGATATCCATGTTTCTTCTTATCAAACCCAACTCTCAAAACAACCGTTTTGTACTCGTCGAATTGTACATTGGAAGAGGTATTTGTCCCGGATTGAAAGATGGGGGTGACCTTGTCTGAACCGTTGGCCCCCTTCTCAGTGGTTACCAAAAAGTCGATGGTATTGTATTTGGGTGGTTTCCATTTGAAAGAATATTCCCAGGTTGTTTTGTATAATGGACCCGATTTGCCAATTTCATCGGATCCAACCCCCATCAGCGCCGGGGTAAAGATTAAGCCGTCTGTATTGTATTCGAATATTCCGTCTCGCTCTTTCTGCAATATCGAATTACATGCTGAAAATATATTATCCGACAAATTTGTAGGATAAAATTGTTTGCATTCAAATCGCATAGGAGAAATAGTTCCGATAACAACAGATTCCGGTTTTAACGCACGCATTATATTTTTAAGAAGAGGGAGTCGAAATTTTGAGGACTTGTCATCATTTTTAACAAACCCATATCCGCGAACATCGAGTTTATTTATGAAATAAACATCAAATGCCGCAAAAAGATTAATGAATTTACCATATTTATCGTGATAAATGAGTTCTCCGTCTATAAGTGTATTGAAAAGCTCTTTGGCCTTGGTTTGAACACCGGTGAAGATAACCTTCATATTTGTATTTATTAAATAAATTTTTCCGATTTGAGAAATAAAGAGTAATGATCGGTCTCCGTCAGCTTTATCAGTAACCGTATATTGCTTTCGAATATTAGGAATATTCGCATTTTCATTAATGGGGACAATATTTTGTATTTGCAGAGTATAAGACGATGGTCCAATAAAGTCGCTCGGATAAATACGTTTTTCTGGGTTATATTTTTCTGGACCGTGAATCAGTTTCATATAGGATGCAAGTGTATCCTTTTGCTCGGGATAAGAAATGGGAAAATTTGTATCCTGCAGACCCATAAGAACATATTTGATCGTTTTTCTGATTGATTGCAGGAGGTCTTCGGATGTTTTAAACTCGGAGTTTGGTCCAATTTTCTCGTTGTCAATTTCTAATTCTATTTCATATGATTCCGGATTCTGAAACACACCGGATTCCTCTGTAGTATAAGCCAGTTTTAAATTTCTTCCTTCAAAGCTCGAACTTTTTACGATACTTATATCGACTTTTACCGGAATGGATTCATGTTGAAAAGTTACACGATTGATATAACGAAATGATTTCTTTGTCTTTGTCCAGTTATCTAAAATTCCTTTTACTACTCCACCGCCAACCGGGAGTTTTTCTTCCACTTGATAACTTACGCGAAAATTAAAATCATCGAAATTTACTTGTGCCAGTCGTTGATCGCCGTTTTTATAAGCGGTTTTTTTATAAAATCCTATAGAGTAAGAGACCGCCGGACTTAAAAGCATTTTAGTAATATCATTACTTTTGCAATACTCTTGTACTCCGTAAAATCCGTTTATTTCGGTACGAATAGGTGACATTTGAAATGCTCCGGTGTTGGCATCCAAAAATTCGCTCTGAATGCGCAACATATTCTCACCTTGTTCATTGGCACATGAAAACCCAAGAGATTTCATTTTTCTTATGACGCTGTCATAATCCACCTTGGTTAGAGGCTTTATTCCACGAGTTCCGAATCTAACCTCCAATTCATTGTTTTTTTTTACATCTTTGATAAACGGATTATTCGCCATGAAAAGCTTTACCATATTCTCAAATTCTAGTTGTGGATTTTTGCTGCGCGAATCAAAATTTTCGCGCGGCCCATTATTACCACGAGACTTATTTTGTTTAGATGACATTGTTATATATAGTTTATATATTTATATCATAATTATTTTCAATTTTTAATGAAAATACGGATTTTCATTAAACTAAATATATAAAGAAATTATCTATAAAGACAGTAAAAGCAAGTCATAGAGTTCTTTCTTAGTTTTTTTTATACCATCTTCTTTTATACCAACCTTCTCGCACAGAATTTTCAAATCCTCTACTTTGTAAGCACTCGGGGCTTTCAATGGTTTATCTACACTTTCCCATTTAAAATAAGTCTCTCTGTACATAGTTAAGGTATCATTCGTTGGATCTGTTTCCAAAAAATATTTAGTGTGGTTATTTATCTCCTTTTGATGTACCAAGTATATCGGCTCACCTTCTTCCATAATAATTTCAAAACATTTTCTTTTATGAATAAACATAATATTAGTATTACTTGCTATACACAGAGCAATAAATGTCTTCATTCCAATTCTCTCTTTGTTTGCTAATTCGTTTTCAATATCTTCTCTGAGATTTTTGATCTTTTTCGTTTTCAAGACTGCCTTGAATTTACGCAACATCTCGATATACTCAAACTTCAACTCTTTTTCTCTAGAAAAACAAGTTGTTCCTGGATACTCGTAAGCGGAAAATCCGTTCTTGATAATGAAGAAACACCAGAATAGTGAATCCTTTTGTTTCGGATAAAAAAATGGATTTTCCTTTTTTATAATTTCTGACTTTTTAATACCGGTTGGGGGTTTAACTAGAGATTTTTCTTTCTCTTTCTCTTTTTCTTTCTCTTTTTCTAAAGAAGGTTGTTTTTCTCTAGGTACAGGTCTTGATTTTGGAGTAAGCATAGAAAATGGTTTTTCTTTTGCGTCTTCTTTGGTCATATTTTGCAATGTTAGCATAAATGGCTTTAACATTGTAAAAATATCGTTGTTCTTGAGCATCCCTACTTCATTTTTCCTTGATTGTCTTTATTATCTTTCGTAAAATATATGTTCTTAAACTCTTCTTTTTGTTTTTCCATTGCATTCAAGTTAGTTTCTTGTGCCCCCACATAATTAATATAAGAATCTAATTCTTCTAAAATATTCGAATCAAGGTCCGTCAAATTTACATGAGTACCATATTTATTTTCATTCAACGTTACACTTTCATGCTTTTTCAAAATTTTGAATACTTCTACGTGATTAAATTTCGACATTGCCTCTATTTTTGTGCGGATAGAATTCAAGTTTTCTGTATTTGATTCCATGTATAAATAGTATAAAACGATTCATTTTAAGCATATTTATTTTTTTATATAAATTTTATCTATATAACTTCTATCTATATAACTTCTATCTATATAACTTCTACCCAATAACCAGCCTCGGTTTTGTGTCTTTAGGTTTTTCCGCTAGCTCAGCAATAACCGACACATATTTGTCGTTCAATTCATAACGCTGTCCTATAACCCGCGCCAAAAATTTATCTCCTTCTTGAATAGCCGAAAACTGCGCATTCATATAATGATGATCGCGTGTAATAAATATAACAACTGGGCTCGGAATTTCATCGGAAGATTCGGCGCGAATACCAGCCTTTGTTATATTCTTTGCAACGCATTGAATCAACATTCCTTCCACTGGACAACAAACCTGACACTCAAATACAACCTCAAATTGGATATTTACTCCATTTACCATTCCACTGGAATGCGTAATAATTTTTGATGACCGCGGCTTGACAAACCCCTCTACAATGCATTTTCCTTCAAACAAATTTCCGATATTTTTCTCAATTGTCTCTTGAATATTCTTTCCGACATATTTTATCGGAATTTGAATACTTCGAGTAATCATCGCTTTTGAATAAATACTGGAATATTTTATTTCTCTGCGTTTATTTCTTAACTGGGGTTTTGATGTTTCCATGAATCTATTATACATAAAGATAGTCTTTTAACTTGTTTCTTTCAATTTTATTTTATTATGTCTTTTCAAAGTATAATAAAATCTTTACATTCTTTTCAGACGCATGCTTCTGCGCCGGGTAGCGTTCTTACTTTTGCGGCAAAAAGCGCGTTTTGTTCCGCGAGCCGATTTGCATCCAGGTTTTCTGTTGCAAGTGCGACCGCGAAGGCCCCTGCACTTAGATGACTTGACGCGCTTTCTATATGTTCTCAACATACTTCTAGAAGGCATTTTATAAATTAACTAAATATTATTTTTATTCCTAAAATTTATAAATCATGGATGTTTCAAAGTTTAAAAACCACATTTTTCCGTCCTTTTTTTCTTTATTATAATAACGCAATAATAGTTCCTGAAGAGAACACAACTCCGCCTGAACTGCGCCGCGCGTGTTTTCTTTATTATACTTTTCTTCTCCTACAATTTCATTCAAAATCTGAATTTTTTTAGATTTTACTGATTCATCGCATCTAGCTCCTTTATTGCGTAAGGATTTCATGTCCTTCACCTTGAATACTAAATAACGATTTTTATGTTCAAATCCGATAAAACCAACCAAATGTGCGAATTTTTCTGCTTTAAGTCCATATTTTTGTGTTACTTCCTTTCCTACCTCAATTTCGTCTTCTGGTTCAGCATTTACCCAGGTTTTTGACGTTTTGTTCCAAATCATAATATGCCGCTTTGAGCTAGAATATAAAATAATTGCCGAAAATCTAGATGTTTTAATAATAGTTTTCTCTAAATTAACGCGCAACATGAATTCGAAGGTATTTTCCACATATGTTTCATTTAAAATCTCAGAAAATCGATAATAATAATTGTATAATTCTAATTTTTCTTCAAACGGAATCATATCAGCGATATGATCAATCAAGCATTCCAAAATTATTTTTTCATTAAGCCCATCTTTTATCATCTTTTTCATCGAAATTCCACAATGTTTATACCAGTCTTCGTCGCCTCGCGGGATTTTTTCTCCTGACCTCGCGGATGAAACTGAAATTTCAAATTGGCGCTTTAGATCTTGGACAATTATTTTTCCACCTGATTCAAGCGCCTCTTCCTTTTTTTCTTTTTCTTTTTCGTTTTCTTTTTCTTTTTCTTTTTCTTTTTCTTCTTTTTTGTTGATACTAATACGTATTGAATTATTTTTGTAATCAATCGGAACAGATCTATCAAAAATAGAAATATTATTATTGTTCAATTCACTTGGTTGAAATAAATAGTACTCGTCCAAATTTACTAGATATCCGATTCTTCCGTATCTGTCTGTAATAAATTCATTGCTATCTTCAACTAATTGGGTTAGTGCCGCATAAATTTGTACCAAAGGATACGGCTTTGGTATATTAATTAGACGAAATAATTCGTTTTTCTTATAGAAAAATCTCTCTTTCATTAAAGAACGTATCTTTTGTAAAATTCTATCTGAATTCATCATAATAAACGGTTCGCTATAGGTGTCTTCTCTCGGAACTTCGATGTTTTTGTCCGGATAACATTTAAAATCACAAGATTCCATGTAATCGCAGTTCGCGCTATATGGGGCATCGCCGACAATGAAATCTGGTAAAACGGTCCCATTTGATAAAACTTGTTCCACATTTTCACCCATTTTACTTTGTGAAAAATTGGCTTGATCATGATTTACTAAACAATCTACCGCGGACTCTTTCAGTACTCTTGTAACTCGTCCTATTTGTACCGCTTTATAATTTGCCGCACGATAAACATACATATCGGCGGCCTCTTCATTTTGTTCCAATAAAGACCCGTACATAAATATTTGTACATTACGCTTTTCAAAAGGGAGATCTTTGTGACTAAAATTACGCACGGCGCGACCTATAATTTGCTCGATACGATTCATATTATACCACGGTTCTAAAATATGCACCTGGCGAATAAATTTAAAATCGACGCCTTCCGATCCTGCTCGAGAAATGATAATTACTTTTATTTTATGACCATCTTTATTATCTGTATTTGTTGCAGATTTTATGTCGGCGTCGTTGTCTGGCGATAACCGCGGGTTGCCGGTAATCATGATATATTTTGCCGGCTTAAAATCCTTATCTAATTTTGATTTTCTTGGCTTTCCGGTTACCACATCGATTGATTCAGTGGGTGGTTCTTTGAATAGATTTTTTGCTTTTTGTCCGTAACGTCGAAATCCAAGCTCTTCCAAAGCCAATGCCATCGGAATTACGCCGCCTGGTATATACTCTGAGTAAATTAGAATAACACCCTCTGACTTTACTACACTATCGCATATACTTTTTATTTTAGAACTATATTTTCCAACTTCTTTGGGAGAAAAAATACGGCCATAGTTTGTAAGAGTTTGTTGTTTATATTCAAAGTCGCCCATAACCGGGGGTGTTATAGTATCGACATAATTCATGACGCGTTTCAAGCCTCGTTTCCCGGTTAGATCGCTGGAGTTGATATAAGATTCGTCTTTTTCTTTTTCTTTTTCTTTTTCTGTCAAATCTTCTATGGGATACACAATAATGAGTGCTTCTAAGGGAACCCTTAAAAGATGATAACCAAAAGAGTCCATATTATCAAATGATGGCATCTGTCTTATTGAACCTTCTTTTGTTGTTATAGTCATTTCACGGCTTCTTAGTGCATCAATAACGTATTTATATCCAATTGATTGATACGACCCGACCTGAATCGCATAGGTCTGCACCATTTTTAAATATCGATCAAAATCTTCGTCTCTTTCAATAGATTTACCGTTCATTTGAAATCCCGGATAAGGAATAACTTGAAAAGTATTTTCTTTGGAAAAAACTGTAGGATATATGCGAAAGGGAAATGTATATGGATTATCTCCTCTAATAAAACTCACGTATCCTGTTGCCTTTCTAATGAGCATATCTTTTCCGATTTCTTCTCCCGCTGAATTTCTCTTAAAATTTCCGTTTTTATCAAAAATATCACGAGCCTCTACAGTAGCCCGCCGATCGTTTAAATTCATCAAATTCAAAAGCCACACAATCTCTTTATAACTATTATACATGGGGGTAGCCGAGAGAAGCAGAAGTCTGAGATTTTTAGCTTTTTTGACAAGATTCATCAACTGACCGGCAACTACTTTATTATCACCTTCATCTGAATCACGAATATTATGAATTTCATCAATTACAATAAGACGACTATTAAACTCATTTTGCAAATTTTTCTCATATAATCGGGTTTTTGTTTCGTTCCTTGTTTCGTTCCTTGTTTCGTTCCTTGTTTCGTTCCTTGTTCCACGCTTTTCCCTATACAACTCTAAATTCTCAGTTTTTGCGATATAATTGGCAAATTCGCCATATCCTAAAAATAAGTAAGAATTATTAATCAATGTCTTGATTTGACTTATCAATTTTTCTTTGGTAATACCCTTCATATTCATCGGATTCACTTCTTTCAAAAGCTTATTTCCAACGCAGCCGCGCATGGCCCAAATTCCACCAGGACCTTCTTTTAATTTTCTCTCATCAAATAATTGGAGACGAAAGTTATCTTGTACATTTGGCGAGGCAACTATAATGATACGCTTAGATATTCCCATCATTTTCAAATAGTCGCGCTGCTCCTCACACACTCCTATAGCCGAGCACGTTTTTCCACTTCCGAGTCCATGAAACAATAATAGACTATTATAAGGAGTTTGCGATGAGAGAAAATTTCGTACAAAGGCCTGATGCGGGGATAATTCAAATTCTGCATTTGCAAGAATATCTGCCCGTTCTTTTATGTCATATACCGTACCATCATATTTCGTGTCCTGAAATTCTTTTTTTTCTGCGATTTTTACTATAAAATTAGGATCATTCAAATTTGGATACAAGTAATCATTTTTTTCGGGATTTTCGCCAAGTTCTTTTCTCTCGAGAAACTCCTTCCTTAAAGTAAATTTGTTGCATTCTTTTGACATGGGGTTATCATCGCAATTGCTTATTTTGTAGAGTTCTTGTAGTTCGTTCATACTATGTATATATATACTATTTTATTGTGCTATTTTTACAAAAGTATATATATACTATTTTATTATACTTTTGGAAAAAGTATATTTCTAAAAATATATTCTATACTCCTTGAGGGCGGTATTTATATTTGAAATAAGTCGTATTTTTTCTAAATTATACGGGCGAATAGAAGTAATACACTCGTCAATCGTTTTCCACTCCAATTTACTAACCTCCGTTTTCTGAAAATTTGACAATATATCAGAAGTATTATTCATGTACGCCAAATAATATTTATGTTTGTAGGATTTCAAATTTGATCCTATATACATCTCCTCAAATGGAAATAAATTATCTATAAATGAAATATTTTCACTTGATATACCAGTCTCTTCTTCAAACTCTCTTGTTGCACACTCAAAATCTTTTTCTTGAAAATTTCGCCGTCCCTTCGGAAATTCCCACTCGGTTTCTTTCCAAGTCGTATTACTTTCTTTTATTAATTGATTCAGCGTATAACTTTCTCCATTGATTTGAATTCCATTTTTGAGCGCATCAAACTTTTTAGAAGAAATAGATTCTTCGCTACGATACTGAATATAATTATTTTCTCCCCACATCATTTTCCATAAAATATCAAAATTATATGTTTCCAATCTTATTTTCTCTTCATTTGACATTTGATCTATCATTTTTTTAATTTGTGAAATATTTTGCGTAGCGTATTTACCTCGAATAAAATCAATATACCCATAGCTATCTTTTCTACGAATCATAAGAAACTGTAGTCCGCAAGAACTCGACCGAAATAATATTATACCATAACTTGTAATTGGTAATTTGCAATTATGAAAAAGGTGTCCATGTTTTCCGCAATTATTACATAAATTATTGTTATTTTTATTCATTTCATTACAATCGTTTTTTGTGTTTAAACATTATTTTTTAAATATTACTTTACTCTATTCAAATGAATTATGATCCAGATATTTGGGGCCCGCATTATTGGTTTTTTCTTCATACTATTTCTTTAACTTATCCAAAAAGACCAAATGAAGTGACCAAAAAAAAATACTACGATTTTGTGCAAAATATTCCCTTATTTATTCCGATTGAATCCATATCTACAAACTTTAGCAAACTTTTAGATGAATATCCCGTGTCGCCATATCTGGATTCAAGAGACGCCTTTACAAGATGGATGCATTTTATACACAATAAAATAAATGAACAACTGGAAAAACGAAAAATTTCATTAGGTGAATTTTATGCCAATTATTATGAACAGTACAAACCAAAAGAAGAAAAATGGGAATTATATCAAAAGATAAAGAGTAAAGTTATATACGTCGGCATCCTTTTACTTTTAATAGGAATCATTTTTTATTTTTACAAGAAATAGTTTTACTTCATTCTTACTTTTTTTCCGGGTAATTTGTTCATTGTAAAAATAACAATTATTGCGACAATAAAAAGTATAATTGATGCGTATAAAATTTTCGACCCTTTATAAAAAATACTATATCCAGGCTCAACTCGTTTATCTAATTGCAATACGCCAAATAAATATAATAATGCATTTTTCATTCCAAAAAAAGAAAACCAATCTTTTTGATTTTCGGTTTCCGGGAATAATTGATAGCATAAAGGCTCATGATACAAATATCTAGGATACATGAACAATGTATGGTAATCCCAATCGATTATCTTTGTTTGGTCCTCTCGTAAAATTTTGTCTCTTATATTTTTTGTATAGATACAGGCGTGCGTCCCTATTCCTAATAAAAGTTTGTTGTTGTTGTAGTCATATGGTTGTTGCAAAAATGGGAGACAGCCCAACATATAGATCATTGGTTCTTCCTCCTTCTTTTTAATAAAACTTGTAATATTCTCTCGAACTGTGACATCTCTTATTTTTTTGTCGAACATGAAGTCATCTTCTAGTATTAAAATATTTCCGTAATTTTTTTGCTCAGCATCTTTGAATATGTAAAGAAAAGCGTCAATCAAATCTATTTTAGCTTCATTCAGATGAAGATTTTTCTCGCAGGTTTTGTACCCTTTATTATGTAAAATATAAACTATATTGGTGGGATGATATTTGGATAATTGCGTATTTATATTATCGAGTCTTTCGGAATTCCCATCTAAATGAATAATATATGTTGCATCTAGATCCATTAATCCATCTGTATATTCTAGTTTTTCAAATCTATAACACTTATTATTTTGCATATACTATTGAAAGATTAATTTTTCTCTCTATTCAGAATAATATTTACTATATATAAGTTCAATAAATGAAAAAGACGTCGAAAAAAGGAGGAAAGGTCCTTGCATCTGGTGGATTTGGATGTATTTTCAAACCCGCATTAAGATGTAAAACTCTAAAAAACGAAAGCAGCGACGGAGTGAGCAAATTAATGAAAAAAAAATATGTGACAAAAGAATACGGAGAAATTTTAAAGTATTTACCAGAACTAAAATCGATACCCAATTATCAAAACTATTTTTTGGTAGAAGGGTTTTCCACATGTGACCCGGCTCCTCTGGGAGAAGAGGATAAAGATAATTTTGATGAAAAATGCAGAGCTTTGACAAAAAACGGATATACTAGAGAAAACGTGAATAAGCGTCTCTTAGAACTAAAAATTATTTCCATGCCATATGGCGGAATAGATGTTGGAGATTATGTTGATTCTGTTGGATTCAATTACGAAAAATTGCACGAATTGAATGAATCTTTACAGTTATTACTGAAAAATGGTATTTTACCAATGAATAAAAAGGGAATTTATCATTGCGACATAAAAGATTCCAATGTTTTAGTTCAAACAGACGACAAAAAGGTATTTACTCGCTTAATAGATTGGGGTCTTTCAACTTTATTTACTAGGGAAAAAACCATTCCCGCCGTACTTTTAAATCGACCTTTTCAGTTTAATATACTCTTTTCCAATGTCCTATTCAATAATTTATTTACAAAAATGTATAATGATTTTTTAAAAAAAAATCCGAGTCCCGATTATATTACAATTCGTTCTTTTGTAATTAATTTTACAATCAGCTGGGTTGATGAGCGAGGTCCAGGTCATCTCAGAAATTTAAACGGTATTTTTAAAGATATGTTTAGTGACACACTCAAAAATGTTGAAGATAAATTCAAAGAAGATATTATCGAGTATAATTATACGTTTTACTTCATTTTTGAATATTTATCACAAATTTTATTTAAATTTACTAATGGAAACACCTTTGAACAAATGAAATATTTTACCGAGGTATTTTTGAAAAATATCGACGTATGGGGGTTTGTCATGATTTATATTCCTATTTTTGAATATTTGTATAAAAATTACAAAAGATTAAACGAGATAGAAATGGATATCTTTCACACTATAAAATCTATGATATTATTGGTAATGGCTTCTAGTGCTGAGCCAATAGATATTGATAAGTTGGATGATATGTTGAAAAAGTTAGGAACCCTCTTTGAAAAGGCAAAAAGAGAAAAAGTGAATTTTGGTAGATTGAAAAGACCCTCTTCATCATCGTCCTCCAAAACCAGAAAACAACAAGGAGGTTCTTTAATAAAATATTATCACAAGAAAAAATCGTCATCAAAAAAATCGTCGTCATCAAAAAAATCGTCGTCATCTTTATAAAAAATAAAAGAAAAACTACTACTTAAACCTTAATAATTATAACTATCCATTATGAATAATCCGATTCCAATTCATCATAATAGTATGATGGACATGCTAAAAACACAAATGATGGCAATGACTATGATGTCTTCTATGAATTCTTCAAAAAGTTCTGGAATATTTAATGTGTTATACGTTTTTCTTATTACGGGATTTATCGATTTTTTTTGCAAAACTGTTGCACCCGCTGGATTTGCCTTTGCAAAAAAATATTATGACCATAATTTGAATACAAATAGACTTATAAATAATCTTATGAAAACAACCGAATCTAATTTAATCAAGTCTGCATCTATTACGATTCAAGTAAATATTGCGGATCATCTAAACATATTAGGCCAAGCATTGTTAGATTATATTACGAATAACGCGAATACAAAGCATATAAGCTATAAAAAACAAAATTTTATATTGAATCAAACCGATATTATTGAAATTAGTGAGGATTATTTCGTAAAATTGACCGAGAACAAAGTCACAGATGATTCGACAACTGGAATCGAGCAAACAGTTGAGTTATTTTCTTATTCAAAGTCGATGCAAGAGCTTCGCGCATTTCTAGATAAAATTACCCACGAATACAAGATAAAAATTGAGAACAAGTTGGGCGATAAAATGTATTATTTTAATCAGCACCCAATGACTGCACCACCAGTAGGTGGAAATGGAAAAGAAAAAGATTATAGTAAGTTACCCCCCAACTGCGTTTTTACTATGAAGCCGTTTCAAACAAATCGAAAATTCACAAATCTATTCGGACCAGAAATTGATGTTGTAAGAAAAAGAGTAGAATTCTTTACAAAGAACAAAAAATGGTACGATAACAAAGGAATTCCTTACACGCTAGGTCTTCTTTTATCTGGACAAGCCGGCGCAGGAAAGACGTCAAGTATAAAATGTTTGGCGAATGAAACCCGGCGACACATTATTAATATTAATTTGAACAATGATATTACTAAGACACAATTAGAAAATTTATTTTTCAATGAGATGATTGTTACGATAAATGCATCGACCAGCCAGACTGAAAAGTATTATATCCCGCTTGATCAGAGAATTTATGTGTTAGAAGACATTGATTGTCAAAGTGATCTAGTCATGGAACGCGGTTTGAAAACCCAGGATTCTCAGATAAATTTTCTTCCACCTTCCGTCAAAACGAATCCCGAGAAACTAGATACGTATGAAAACAAGGAGAAGAATCCAGTTGATTTTACCCAAGCGGAAAAGATTGATCTATCTTTTCTGTTGAACTTATTGGACGGAATTCTTGAGATTCCGGGTCGAATTATTATTATGACGAGCAATTTCCCGAAATTACTCGACCATGCACTAATCAGACCCGGTCGCATCGATGTAATTGCCGATTTCAAGAAATGCAATCATAATACAATGATACAAATGGTAGAGTTTTTTTATGATATCGTTTTATCAGAAGAAGAGAAAGATATTATTCGATCGACTGAAGAAGTAACATTATCTCCCGCAGAAATGGGTAAATTAATGTTTGAAAATTTCGGAGATTACAAAAACACATTGAAATCGCTCGCATCAAAAAAAGAAAACGTTTTATTAGAAATTAAAGAATTCGATAAAAGCACAAATATTTATGAACTACCAATTGTTGTTGAAGAAGGCTTGAACAAATATGAAAGAATGAAAGTGCCTTTAATTAACGAACCGATTGTATCATACAACAATGAACAAACGGATTTTGCGGGAAACGGCTTCTCACCATCTGATGAAAATAGACCAACTCTAAAGAAAGTTGAAGTAGAAATTAAAAAAAGAAAACCGCCCTCTTCTATTTACTGTGAAATGGAAGATTTTGATTCAATGTAATAAATAAAAACTCAATTGTATATATAATGCGACTTGAATTATATATTATTTTAATTACTGGATTTATTGTTTATAACGCCTATCATGACTGGAAATATCTCAAAATGCTTACGAAATACAAAAAATATATCCAAATTGCCGGATTTGTCTTTCTTGGATTCGTCTTTTATTTGATGGTAAAAAGGGATCCCAAACAATTTAAGAATGTTTTGGTACATGCCAATAATTTGATAAAATATATGCCAATTGATAAATCTGCCATTGAAATGTTTAATCCCATTTTAGATTTTACTCCGGCCCAATTTTTAGAAGAAACAGAAAATGACGATGCTCCGAAAACATTCGGAGGCGGATTACAAAATTCATATGAACAACGCATTCTAAAATCGGGCAACAAAGGTACAAAACGCTCTGTTAGCGAGACAAAGAAAAAGTATGTCGCGTCGATGCAAGATTGGAAATGCAAACATTGCAAGAAAACTTTAACCGCGTGGTTCGAAGTAGATCACGTGAAACGTCTCGAACATGGTGGCACAAATGATGTCACTAATTTAGTTGCTTTATGTAGGGAATGTCATGGACAAAAAACCGCATTTGAGAATATGTAAAGTAAAATTATATATTAGCATAATATAATATGGACACATCACTCAAAAAAATAAATACACCAAATAATATAATATTTTATGTATCATCCTTCGTCATGTTGATACTAATTATTATAAGTATTGTGGTACTATATACCCAGGGCAAAAACAGTATCAAAGACAAAAACAATTCATCAATGTCGTCTGGTGACATCTTTCTCATCGTTGTATCGAGCTTTGCAATTTTATTTTTATTAGTTTTATATTTTAAATTTCCCACTTTTTTTAGAGATATAATCTTATCGCTGTCTAATTCTTCTTATTTAATTTTTCTAGTTTTATACATTTCGTTCGTCATTATTTTATACGAGAATATTCTTACTGAGAAACAGGTAAAAGATTACTCTTATTTTATTTTACCATTAACGATAATTTGCGCATTTGTCCTCTTTTTTCTTAATATACGAGACACACTCGGCGATTTATTAAGCATTAATCAAACTTCACAGCGCATAAAATATTGTATCATTTATTTTTGTTTAATCTTTTTTTTATCGGTTTTATATTTTTTAGATCCGAATAACTATATATCGCAGTATTTAGGACCCTATCTCGTGGTAAGTATTTTGCTTTCTATTTTTGGATTTCTTTATTTATTAACGTTCGTATCATTCTCTGGAGCAAATAATTTGGAACCATATACCATATTCAGCGTTATAAGTTTTGTTTTATTTTTGATAATAATGAGCATCGGCGTTTTTTCCTTTCCCGGAGGGTTCATGAATAGCACTCCTGCAACGATTTCAATTATTTTAATTTTGACAATTTTTGTTTCCATTTCTTGGATAATATCGTTTATTCTTTCATTATTTTTGAAGGAGACTGGCGTGTCGGGAGAAGAAAAAGCTTCAATATCAAAATATACGTCGATATTCCAAAAAATAGTACTTTTACTTTTCGGCCTAACATCTTCCGGTTTGATTGTTTATTGGCTAGCCGCAAATATTCAATCTCTATCCAGCACGTCAGGAATAGTAGCCTTTATTTTGAACCTATTTATCATTCTTATTGTTCTTGGTTTAATATTTAAAATTTTTACAACTACAAATGCCTATCAAAATAGTCCAATAATACGCATTATTATAAATTCTTTATTGTACATACCGTGTATTTTTGTTTCAATTGTTGATGGATTAGCGTCCTTATTTGGTATGACGAAAAATTATTCGCCAAATGTGCCTAAAACCAATTTGAAATTTATGAAAATAACAGACAACAATAACTATGCAATTTATTTTGGACTTCTCGCAATTACAATTATTGCTTATCTTGTTTATCCATACATAGAAGAAAAGGTCACAAGTCAAGGAGGTCTTCTTTTGGTGAATCAACCTGTTTATCTAAACGAGTTGAAAAGTTTAGCCTCTTATCAAACACTAAATCAAACTAAAGCGATTGATTTAAGTGATCCCAATAATCCGATGCAATTTAATTATCATTACGCCATTTCTTTTTGGATATTTTTTGATTCAACCAATCCGTCCAAGGTTAATCAATATGTTTCTATTTTGAACTACGGAAACAATCCAAATATTTTATTCAATCCGGTCGATAATACTTTACTTTTTACGATGGATAAAGAAAACGTGGTGTTGTATGAAGATAAGACGATCCCGTTGCAAAAATGGAATCATATTCTTATTAATTATAGTGGAAGCGTATTAGACATATTTATCAACGATAAATTAGTAAAATCTGTCAATGGGGTCATTCCATATAAAACGCTCGACACATTACAAATCGGGGAAAACAACGGAATTCAGGGTGGTATATGTAACGTAAATTATTTTAATAAATCTGTAAATATTAAACAGGTGCATTACTTATATCAGTTTTTCAAAAATAAAACTCCACCAACTCATTCTTCCTCTCAGGACACAATAATAAATATTTTGGAGAAAGTACCAAATATAGTTACCAATAAACCAGTAGAAATATCGAGTAACACCACATATTTGAATAATTTAGAGAATACCATAAATAAGACGTTGGTAAAAGTTACCGAAGTGAAAAATAAAATTGAACTTGATAGAACCTATGATAAAAATTATATATCTTGGGACTGGTATTTCATGAATAATAAATATTAGAAAAAAAATATATTCATATATTATTATGACTGTTGGTAGAATATTACTCGTTATTGCTGTTATAGTGTTGTTATATATCGTTATTCGGTATTTTTTCTCTAGTGCAAATACTTTAACCGCAACAATAATGCCAGGAACAACGCAGCAGCAGATTACTGCCGATAAATTGGCCACGAACTCATCCGGTACAAATTCTAGTAATTTTACTTATTCAATCTGGTTTTATATTGATGATTGGAATTATCGATACAATGAGAGAAAGGTCCTTTTCGGGAGAATGGGAAGCCCTACGTCTTCAAATACTTCCGGCTCGGTATCAGATGTTGGAGGTGTGAATCCATGCCCGCTCGTTTCATTTGGAGCAATCGAGAACAATCTAAGCATTGCGGTAACTTGTGCGGCACCCGATGCCGAGAAGAAAACAAATACAACAGTTCATAATTGCAATATTAGCAATGTACCCATTCAAACCTGGACAAATTTATTGATTAGTGCCTATGGACGAACACTAGATATTTATATGGATGGAAAACTAGTAAATACGTGTTTGTTGCCAGGTATTGCGATGATAAATAATAGTGCAGATGTCTATGTTACACCGAATGGTGGGTTTTCTGGATGGACCGCGAAACTTCAATATTTCCCAAATGCATCAAATCCGGAAACTGCGTGGGATATTTATAAAAAAGGATATGGCTCATCGATGTTTTCTAATTATAATATTAAAGTAACTTTTTCAAAAAATGGGGTAGAAAGTAGCGGTTTTACCATATAAATAAAAAAATTTTTTTAAATACTATATATATATGGCGAATGAAATAATAGTAAAAATAAATCAAAATTTAGATAGTTTAGTTTCTCTTTTTCAAGCAAAAAATGAAAAAATACATACTATAGTCGCAAAAGCGCACAATGTAGAAGATAGAGTAATCAATGATGAAAAGTATGATATTATAATGAACAATAGTTTCCGCCTTCGCGATCAAGTCGCTGAATTTCGTGAAAAACTTGGCGGTCTAGCCGTAGATATTTCTACAAAAATCCAGACATGCAATGAGTATTTGAATAAAATAGATGAATATTTGGATGAGACCACAATAACTATAAACAGAAATAAAACCAGTACTTTGGAGAATCTAACACGGAATGCGGTAAAAAATTCTATGAAAGAAGAAGACATTTTGGAACCGTATAAATCCGTGGTAACAAATAATTACAACGGCGGAAAGTCCAAGAGGAAACAAACAAAGAGGAAACAAACAAGGAAACAACAAACAAAGAGGAAAAGAAGAAGATAGTTGGTAAAATCTTACAAGATATTATAATATATTATATATATTATGTATAACGATCAATATAATGATAGCAATTTCATGAATTCAGACAGTTTAGCAGCAAAAATATTATTTTTACTAATTATAATAGTTGTTTTTGTTATTGTATTAAGAGTCGCAATTTCACTAATGACCTGGTCGTTCAATTCTTTGAAATCTCCCTTCTTAATAAACGGAATGGTTGATGCAAAACAAATGTTGATTATCCCGCAGGATCCTAGCGTTAAAGATGCAAACACAATTTTACGATCGGTGAATCAAGACGGTGGAATTGAATTTACGTGGTCTGTTTGGATTTTAATTGATGATTTGCAATACATGGCTGGAAAATATAAACATATTTTTCACAAAGGTAATGACGCTATTGCCGAAAATGGTCTCAACTTTCCAAATAATGGCCCCGGATTATATATCGCCCCAAATACAAACGAATTGGTTATCATTATGAACACGTTCAATGTTATTAATGAAGAAATTACCATTTCGGATATTCCTCTCAATAAATGGATCAATGTCATTATTCGTTGCAAAAACACGACAGTAGATGTATATATTAATGGAATTGTCACAAAGTCTGTGAAATTATTGGGTGTTCCAAAACAAAATTATGGCGACGTGTATGTTGCCATGGACAACGGATTTTCAGGATATATTTCAAACTTATCCTACTATAATTATGCCATTTCTGCGTCTCAGATTCGAAATACCATGCAAAGAGGACCAAATACAAAAAATGTTTCTTCTGCGACGGGAGATCCAAATAATAAGAGCAATTTAGACTATTTGTCTTTGCGGTGGTACTTTTATGGAAGTCAATAATAAAAATTTTATTACTATAATAAAAATATGTTAGTATAGTAATACATGTCATGTTTGGGACCCTATTATTTACCTGTTCCACCAAGAGTTTGGAGTAGGGTTGAAAATCCGTGCGCCTACACAAATTCTTTTATAAATATTCCGGGTGATTATATTTATTTACCATATTTAAAGGATCCCATTTTAAAATCACAATATTATTATCAGTTAGCATGCTTAAAGAAAGGAAATGTTTTGCAATATAAAGCGAATAGTTCCAATTTAACAAAGCAACAAAGATATGCTCAAATTGCCAAAGGTATGTGGGTAAATCGAACTACGACTTGGGCATCTCAATCCGCGACTACTTCGGATCCGAATACAAAAAGTTTAAAACGCGTCAATTATTTTAATATAACCACAACAGGGGTTCCCACTCCTGATCCATTGACGTGTTCTTTACCGGCGACACCGAAAAATTATGTATTGCCGCCTAGACCCGGACCCTCCGATTCTAATGCACCGACGTTGCCGCCTCCGCCACAACAAAATCAACCGGGTGGTCCAGTTATGCCGCCACCGGTCGCTCCCGCTATACCCGCCGCACCCATCGTTATCGCGGACGGTGGAACCCTTGTCTGCAATATTACTCAAAATATTTGCACGGGTGAAATACTGAAAGTCACTGAAACGAACCAGTGCTTTCTTACCACGGCTTCCGATGTACCCGGAAGACCCATGTTGCTGTGTTATAATGATAGCTTGCCTACGGTATATCCAAAGACTCGTCTTACTTACACTACTGCAGGAGGTAAATGGCCACAGGGTGCAAAATTTATTGCCGCCGCGAATACCACAAAACCTATATCTGGCAACGATGCTACATCGGCTGATTCTATTAGTAATTACAACATTTACACGATTGATAGTTTTGGTGCAGATGACTATACAGTAGGACAAATAGGAATATACGTAATTTATAATTTCAATGGACAAAATATTATTCTACGCGAAGATTTCAAAAATCTGTCTTTTTATACATTTTTTAATAGTACCCCAAACTCCGTCATTTTGCAATCGCCAAATGAAGCCATTTATTTTTATAATGAGTTTTATTCTTCTAAAAACGGTACAAATAACTTAACGTTGAGTTCAAATCAATCAGCTACATTAACATCAGTTGTAAGTTCTGATCGCAATAAAATATCATATTTTATGGACTTTAATGTTGTCAATTCTGGGAAACAAAATACAAACTCGGCACCAATAATAACGCACATAAATAATACAACAAATGACCAGTATATAATTTCTAAGGAAATTACTGATTATTATATTATAAACAATTACACATCGAGCGAGGCAATCGTTTTAGACGATAATTTACCAAACTTTACTATTATAAAGTTGTATAATTTATCGAATAATTCGGTAAAGATTAGTTCGTCCAGTTTAATATACAACACTTATTATCAACCATTAGGCGACACATCATATTTATTGGATAGTTGCGGACACTACGCGTTTCAACTAGTACAAACCGAAAATTCCAAAATGTGGATTATGAATAGCAACAATATTCAATTAAACGGAGCAGTTCTCGATGGTCCAAATTATATTACCAACGCACCGGGTGACTTTGTAACTTCTTCAAACGCAGTATATATAATTGAAAGCATCGCCGGAAATATAATCATTCCTAGCGTGGGAGAAAATTTAGCCAATATTCAAATTTTCAATATTTCAGAAAATACTGTACAGATTCAGACAGCTAATAATTCAACATTATTTTATAATGATTTCTTTGCGCCAATGCAGCGAAACGGTGTTACAAAATTTAAGTTATCGCCAAAAACTGCGATAAATTTTCAATTTATGAATGTAGAAAATACTCCCGCACAAATTTCACTTTCTAAAACTTCTAATATAGCAGCATTGAATAATCCATTTTGGACATTTACTATTTGCTAATAAATATTAAGGTAACTTGTTCCTTTTTATAGAATAACAATATTTGCAAATTTAAATTTGTTTTGTTAAAATATAATAAAATGTCACCTCAGTTTCCTAGTTTTGCTGCTAGCCAGACTCTCTTTTTAGGTGGTGGTAATGTATCCATTACATCACCTTCAAGTGGTTCATTAAACGGTGGTCTAATCACTTGTTTGCCCATCGCAACCAATTCAACCGTCACATCGGAGGGTTTAACCATCTTGAAAACCGATGGAGTAACTAGCGCCTTGACTATTACTCCTAGCGGTGATTTAACCACGAGCGGTAATTTGGTGACAATCGGTTCTGGATATATTACGTCTGCCACGTCAGTTAATTCCAACTCTATTAATGTTGGTGGAAACAATTTCACGGTAAGTAGTGCCGGTGCAGTCACCGCCTCCAGTAATTTAACAGTGATCGGAACGGCCACCGTTGGTGGAAATGTAAGCATTGGAACTGGTTTTTTAGTTACTAGTTCCACTGGCGCATTATATACTCCCGGAACAATTACCGCTGCTTCTAACTTGACAGTTAGAGATTCTACCAATAGCGCCAACAAAATTGTCCTCGGTAATGATGGTAATATCAGTGCTCAAGGCTCAATTGCTTCTGTAGGCGACATAAATGTCAATTCTGGAAAATTGGTTCTTAGCGCAGCCAGCGGTAACTTGGCTATTGCTGGAGCACTCTCTTCCGCGAGTGACGTCAATGTAAATAGCGGAAAAGTCGTATTGAGTGCTTTGAATGGAAATGTTTTGGCTCTCGGTTCTCTAACATTAGGTTCTTCGGGACAGCTTGTTGTTTCGTCTGCCGGCGTTCTTAGCACTTCTGGATCTCTCAATTCCGTAGGCATTACCAGCGCCGGTGATGTCAATATAAATAGTGGAAAAATAGTGTTGAGCGCTTCAACCGGCAACGTAACCACTCTTGGATCTTTAACCGTCGGTTCCGCCGGTCAGATTGTTGTTTCTGCCGCCGGCGTTTTAACCTCGATATCAGACGTAATTGTGAATGGAGCCGGTTCCACACAGCTTAGTATTTCAGCTTCTAATGCATCCGTAACTACTTCTTACAATGGATACGTTGCTCCGGCATCCGCGTTAAATACCACATATACGAGTGAAACTTTGGCATTATCCGCCGATCCTAATTTTTTCACTACCGCAACCAGCAACAAATTAACGACACAATACTATGTAGATAAACAAATTTTCAATCAAACCGCGCGTTTAAATTTAATTTTATCTAATGACATTGCAGACAACTTGGAAACATTTAAAAATGTATTCGAAATTTGCCAGAAGATTGAAGGATCGTCGGCTTATCAAGGTGTCAATGGATTACTTACTCAAACATCTCAAATCAAAGAGAGTGTTACTAATGTTATGACTCAGGCTCAAAATACATTCCCCGTTAATGCAGTAACTTCTGTATGGGGAACAAGCTGCCCCCCGTTACCAATTCCTTATACTTTAACCGGGCTCCCTACTCCCGCTTACACTGGAGACGGGTGGTTTTTCCGAAATTCTACGAGCGGAAATCAGATTTCGTGGTCGATCCCAGTTAATACCGGAATGACACTCGGAAAGATTCAACAGTTTTGCATGAATGTTTTTGCTGCCAGTAATATAAGCTTACCTCAGATCATTATAAAATCGAGCAACGCAACGTATAATAATACATTCACTTATAAATTTACGGCATCTGGGTCTTCTGTAACCGCTAATAAAAATTATTGTTTATTTACCAAAAGTAGCCCGTTATGTTACGATACTGTTGTTGCCGCAAATGGTACATCTGAGCCAATTAATACCTATGGATTTGTTCCCAATCCTTCTGAAATTTCTGCCACTTTGTCGTTGGCTTATTCGTCGGTCTCGAGAAATCCAAGTATCTACGGATCCGTTGCCACTGGTTTTGCCACATATGCTTCTAGCGCCGATCTTGTTTCTAGCATTACGGTTCAGACCGATTCAACCGTTGTTACCACAAACAACATAGAATTTGTTTTACAGTCGCTTTACCTTGTACAGGCGAGTAACGGAACCGTGCCGGCCGGTGACCCCATTGGTACAACACAGTTCCTTTTCAATAACGCCTCCGTAGTGAATAACTATTTGATGAACTACTGGTTCAAGAAACATTCTGATTTCTCTTTGAATCCCAATGGCCCAGTTGAAACTGACTACTCGAGCGTTTATACATCACTTTTCACCAGCTCTTAAATAAGTTTTCGATTTTTTTACAAGATTATTTTTTTGTAAAAAAATATTTATTGTCGCAGATTCGGGTTAATACAAATATCTCTCGTCGGAAAAATATCACCGGACATGCACTTATCATTCACGCCCACGGAGGCACAGCTTCTATAACCCTGTTCTTCTCCGATATAACACCATCCTTCTTTTTGCTGTAAAGAACTCGTCGCTTCTAGAGCTTGTATATTTTGTGTAAATGTATTATTATCAGCAACCGTCGTTTGTCCTGCAGTATTCATTGTAGAAGCCAATGAATTGTTCGCATTTTGCATAACATTTTGACTTTGCAAAGGAGAACCTAGACCATTATTTATGGTTGAAGTGACGGCATTTGTTGTCCCGGTGATACCTATCGCTGCCGTATTAACGGCTTGTTTTGTTGTACCTGCGGCGATATTGGAAAAAAAGGATAAAATAGGAGCGAATACTTGATGAATACTTTCAGTTCCTTGGGCGACATAATAGAAAATATTAAATCCAAGTACAGCAAGAACGAGTGCGATAATTAACCAGGTTTCCCACGTAATACTTTGAATATAAGTTTGTGATGAGGTTGTTCCTAAATAATCATCCATGTATTATATTATACTGTAAAAAAAGTCTAATAAAATACTGTATTATTTGAAGGTCAAAAGATACATTAATTGGTTCAATTGAGCCAGCATTTCATCTCGAATATTATACAAATCCGAGTTTGACATTTGTTTTAAAACCAATGTATCATCCAACGATACTAAAAAGTTTTTATAACGCATAATTTCTTCTTTAAATTGTTCTTCCGTTGAAAAATCGCATAAAGGAATCGATTTTACCCCAGTTAAATTAACTCGATCGCCATATTTTCCTAATAATACTTCTATAAAACTATCCACTAAATCGTTCAAATTGGAATATAGTTTATCTGTTGCCTTGTGTGTAGCGTAACTGCGGGTTTTCCAATGATATAATTTGACCGTATTCAACATTTGTAAAAAAGTCAAAACCATTTCTTTTTCAAAGCTTGCATGATTATTGGACGACCGGATTTTTCTTGTTCTTTTTGTCTTTGTTTTTGTCTTTGTTTTCATTATTATAAAGAAAGATAAAAAGAGAATTTATAACCGGGGAGAGAATTTATAACCGGGAAAGAGAATTTATAACCGGGGAGAGAATTTATAATCGGGAAGAGAATTATAATCGGGAAGAGAATTATAATCGGGGAATAAATGTCTCGCCAAAGCTGTTCATTTTTTCCAGCTTTTCAATAGTCTTGTCTAAATTATTTTTTTTTGTTCCCTCGAATAAATAATCCATTTTTGGACTCTGTTCATTTTGCTTAATCTGTTTATAAATAACATCTATTTTCGAAATAATTGCAAAAACATGATCTTTGTTTTTAATAATTTCTTCGTCTAAATACACATTTTCTGTCAGCAAAGAAATAGCATAATACATAATAAATTTTCTTTTTTTAAAAATACCCGGCGAATATTTCAACGTAAAAAGATGTAATAACGCTTGCATTATTTTTTTTACTAGGGCGTGTTGTTTTTTTTCCGCTTCTCTCAAAAAAGTATCCCAGATAAGCCAAACAATGTCCATCTGATATTTTGAATCAACTGGTATTTTTTCGCGCCGGGCGCACTTGCATTTCTCCTTTTTCGCTTTGCGCATATTTTCAAATTCAATAATCCATTCTATCCAGTAGCATGCGTCCATCGTATTCTTTCCGTCGTCGCTGACGCTATAGGCGAGTTCATTGATGGCAATATAAAATTCTTTTGGGTCATCATTAACCATAATATCTTGACCATAACTTATATCGGGAGCCCGGAGTTTATCAGAAATTTGAGTCAAATCAAAATCTTCTATTTTTACTTTTGTTTCTTGAAAACTATGTTTTCTTTTGGCATGACATAAAATAGTAATAATTTCGCAAAAGAGTTTTCTTATTTTTTCATTATTTCTCATACGTATTTCGTTTTGAGTATATCCATTTCGAATAATTTCTTTGAAATTATTTATTCTCATCTCTAAATAAATCGCCATTTTAGGATTCCCTAAATGTATATGTTTGCTGTAAAAAAATAATATTATTTCCCATAAATCGCTATAGTGGCCGGCGCATATAAACTCTGCACACCAATAACACGCTGGTTCTATTTTTGATTCTATCAAATTATTTAGCAATTCTTTTCTAGCGTCTGTTTTTTTGAATTCTGAAAAGGTAATCCCCTTGAAATCATTTTGTTGCCGCAAATCATTAATTTCTGTAAATTCCATTTTACAAGCGTATTAATAAAAATAAATACTAAAAAATTATAACAACAACATATATATATATGAAACAACTTTTTAGATCCATAACTAATTTTTATCATAAACTATCTTTTTGGGCCAAAGTATTGCTAATTGTAGTCATTCTTTTGATTATCATTATAACATTCAAAAAGAAAAGAGAAGGTTACCAACAAAATGATCAATTCGTCTTTAAGACCGGTGCTGACGTATATGACGAGTTTTACTCAACTATTTATGACCAATTAGTATTTAGTAATATTAAAGATAACTACGAAATTGGCAAAATTATTGAAAAGACCCACCCGACTTCAGAAAGTATTATTTTAGATGTCGGGTGCGGAACCGGGCACCATGTTGCTGCATTGGAAGCACAACATATTCCCGCCGTAGGAATCGATGTCAGCGGGGCCATGATTCGACACGCAAAAGAATTATATCCCCATTATAACTTTGTCCAAGGGGACGTTTTGAAGGCAATGCAGTTTAGAGCAAACAGTTTCACCCACATTTTATGTCTATATTTTACATTGTATTATTTCGAAGATAAATTGACCTTTTTCAAAAATTGCATGTATTGGCTGATGCCCGGAGGCGCACTCGTCATTCATGTGGTGAATAAAGATATGTTTGACCCGATAATTCCTCCGGCCAACCCTTTACTTCTTTTATCTGGTCAGCGTTACGCGAACAAACGCATTACGGAGTCCAAGGTAACATTCGACGACTTCATTTATAAATCCAACTTTGAACTAGCAGAAGGTTCGGATCAAGCGAAATTTGTGGAAAAATTTTCGAATCGTGAAACCGGGAAACCCTTTCGACGCAATGAGCACGTTTTATATATGGAAAAGGAGGATAAAATATTGACTTTGGCAAGAGAAGTTGGCTTTATTATGCAGGGGGAAATCGATATGATTAAAAGTGGTTACGAGTATCAAAAACTCTTTATTTTGGTGAAACCCGGTTAAGGAATTTGCGGAAGAATATTTTTCAAATAAATCAACATTTAATCCCAAAAACTTTACCATGATATCCATGTTAGGTTCTGGAACATTTGGAAAAGTGTATTTATCTACTTACGAAAATCAATTCTATGC